GAAGAAGAACCTTGCGATAGACAAGGAGAAACAATAGGCAGCTCTATATTTTATCCTGATCAATCAGGAACTCGGCTTCTTGAGTATAAGTATGATCAGTCTATAAATAACTCATCTTCTAATGACGTTACTAAGTTAATCTATCCTATTTTCTTAGAGGATTCTATCGAACAGATTGCATATCAACACACGCCTCAGCCTCGTATCTGGGCAAGGACAGTTTCTGGTAAGTTGTATTGTTTATCTTATCATAGACAAGAGGAGTTCTATGCTTGGTCAGAACAAGATTTAGGAAGTAATACGAAAGTTTTAGACATAAGCGTTATGCACAGGGGAAGTGCTACAGGGCTAGATCAAGTGTGGATTGTTGCTGACCGCGACAATGAGACTTATTTTGAAGCTCTGGCTGAGACGGATCCTATTCAGCTTACAAGCTATCCTATGTTAGATAGTTACTTAGAGTTAGTAAAACCCATAGATGGTTCAATTAGCACTGATGTTAGCCCTCGCTTTGGAGCAGGAGATACTGTCGCTGTCATTGAAGATGATGTTTACATAGGAGAGCAAACACTTACGAGCGATAATGTAACTCTTAATAACCCATCTACTGCTCAACGTGTTTTTGTAGGGCTTCGCTATACTGGAGAGTTGCAGATGATGTTTCCAACGTGGGATGGTTCAAATAAACCTGCATACGGCTCTAGCACGGCTCGTGTTATTTCTGTAAAGCCATTCCTTATTAACTCATGGTCATATAGACTTGGGGTAAAATCTTCTTTTGAGACTATTACTGTTTCTGAACAATATGGTGCTGATGGAGGTTTTACAGGGTTTGATAAAGAACGCCCTGTTTCTGGGTCTACTTATGGTGTAGACAATGTTCCCACTATTAAGCATGAAGAACCATACCCCTTGACGATTGCATCATTAACCACTAAGACTGACTTAAACTAAAATGGCAGATCCGTTAACAATTGCAGCCGTAGTATCTTCAGTAGCTTCCACAGCTACTGCTTATGTTGGTGCACAACGACAAGCCAAAGCAGCGGAGTATGCTGCAACTGCTGCTGAGCAACAAGGCAGATATAATGCACAGATCGCGGTTAACAACATGGTCGCAGAGCAAAACGATATACGTTTTGCACAAAGGGCTGAAGAACTTAAAAAGAATCAACTTTTAGCAAGATCTGAAGCAGATCGTAAAGCTCTTAAAACAGAACTTGCTGGTAAGCTGGCACAGTCAAAATTAAAAGCTCCAACTTTTGGAGGAACTTTTTCTTCTGTTTTTGCAGCTGAAGAGAACGCAGCTTATGACAGGCTTGCTTCTTTTGATTTTGGAGTTTCTCAGGAAACAGCAGCTCTTTCGTCTTCAATTACAGACGCAAATCGTCAGCTAGGATATGCGTATCAAAGGGGCATGGCTGACCGTGATCTTACTCTCCGCACTGCAGCTAATAACGCTGTTCAGTTTAGAAACCAAGCATCTGCTTATAGGACTCAAGCCGTGACTGGTGCACTTAGTGGCATTGCCTCTACCGCTGCTTTTGCCGCTGAAAACGACTTTGCAGGTGCTGTTAAAAGAACCTTTACATAATCATGGCAATTCCACTCACACCAAAACAAAGAAAGGCTGAGTTCTCTGCCTTTGACACAAACTCTCGTTTTACAAGCGGATTGGAGGGTGTAAGCGATGCGTTGAGCAGCGTTAGTCGAACAGCTGCTACTTTTGCCACATCTCTTAAAGATAAGCATAAAAAAGCTCAGAAGAACTTAGCTAGAGACGCTGATGCAAACCGATCAGTAGAGCTTGCAGAAAAACGTCAAGTTTATAATGATGCTTTAGCTGGTAGTGATACTGAGGCTATAAAAAATGCTCGTAAAGAGCTAGAAGCAATTTCTAGTAGACCTTTGCCATCCTTTCAAAGTGAAAACGCAGGAGGCGTTTTAGACGATGAGGAGGCAATAGCTTTTTATGATAGTGCTTTTAAAAAGGCTAATGCTTCGTTTTATGCAGGGCTTGAGTCTAAACAAGATCAGGCAATTCTTATTTCAGATGCTAATAAAAAATCTGATGAGTATCAGCTCCAAGCTGTAAGAACTATAAATATGAACCCGCAAGGTGCTCCTATTGAGGGGTTCCAAAGTATTTTATACAATCCTCACATTATTGACGAAGAGAACGGGATTAGAGGTATTTCTGAAGGGCTAACTCAAACAGGTGCAGATACGTATGTTAAGGGGAATCGCGGTATAATGCTAGGTTTCATTGTTGAAGACCTTGAAAATACAAAAGATCCCGAACTTCTAAAACAAAAAAGAGAACTCGCTAGAGACTTCATACAGAATAATACTTATATGAAGTTTGATGTTAGCGATATGGGCAAAATTGACGACGAGTATAAAAAAGCCATTGAAGCTGCTGGCAATATTTCGGGTCTAATAGATGAGTTTGAAGAGCAGATATCTACGTTGGTTGTAGATACCGAAGCTTTTATTTCTACGTCTTCAAAAAATCCTACAGAGGCTCTTGAAAAGCAAGTTCTTGCTCAAGAGTTGTTGACTGAGGCAGAGAAAGTGCTTCCTAAGGACAACGCTAAGCTTAAAAGGCTTAAAGCTATGGCAGGTCTTACTACTTTGTTTGCACCAAAGACTGAAACTTTAGAGAATGGAGATGTTAGAGTTTTAATAAATGAGCCGACTGAGGCTGACTTAATGGTCGAACAGCTTCTTCTCTTGCCAGAGGATGTTAGCGTCATGGATGCTTTTAATGAAGTAGCAGGAGACGCTAGCAACTTTGACTTAGACTCTTCTGCGCTTAGTAAGTTACGGGACTGGCTTTCTACTACAAAGACCGACATTACAAATGAAATCAGAGATGGTAATGCTAGCTTTATTCGTAGGCTTTCTTTTGCAGATAAGATGCTTTATGACAAAGCTCAAGGAGGTAGTGAGCTAGCAAGAGCACAGCTTGAACAAAGATATGCTAAACTTAGAAAACAGCGTCCAACAATATTTGGGCTTTCTATTCCTTCTGTAGTGCACATCCCTTTGAAAGACCCTCTTCCAGAGGTTTTTGAAAAAGATGCGTTAGTCGAGAGAATGAATAATGAAGTTAATCAGAACACTACATTTAGCACTAATGTGTATGCTGCTTCACAGATTAATCAAGGTCGCGCTAGTGTCCGAGAACAAGCGTATTATCAACTGCTCTGGGCAAACACAAGTCTTATAAACAGAGCACAGGCAGGTGAAGCTGTTAACTTTAATGCACTAGAGTATGGTGCTTTAGCACTTCAGCTTTCTGAGCAAGCTACTTCAGAAGATAGGGAAATACTTAAACGGATGACAGATGAACGTGCAACTTCGTTAACAGTCGCTGCTGAAGGTGTTAAATTAAGTGCAGATCCAAATTTTTCTGCTGCTTTAAATCTATTTACTTTAGGTCTAATTGTAGATTCCGATGAGAAAGACTATGACTCAGTTTTAGAGCATGTTAAGCTACAGGAAAAAACATATTTAAATCCTTTGTTTGGTTATACTGGAACTACTAACAGTTCAGCCAATGTTTCGGTTCCTCCTGTTGTTGCTGAAAAGTATGTAGACCCTACTTTAGATGACTACGGCTATTTTGAACGTGCACTGCGTTTTATTAAAAAAAGCTTTAATAACTCTTTGAGTGGACAAGAAGCCGTAGATGCCTATGCAACGGCTGTAGCTGTTCTTAGTGCTTACAACTTTGATATAGACAGGGCTTCAGATTTAAAAGGGATAATTGCTAACTATGGGGACTTAGAGGGTGAAATTTACTTAGGAGCAGGATTTTCTTCTTACCCAGTAGCAAATGTAGAACCACCTGAAAAAACAGAACAGCAGCTTTTTAATGAAAAGAGAGCTTTTATGGGTGCACTGGCTAGGGGCGTTTTAAATAATACTCGTAAAGAAGGCAATCAAGATAGACCTACTGCTAGGATTGGTCATCCTACGTGGCAAAGAACTGCAGACGGAAAAGGCATTGAACAGGTTGTTGCTCTTGAAGCTATGTTAGGACTTCGGGATGCTGCGCGTCTTACAGATAATAAAGGTAAGAATATTCAAGTAAACTTAAAAGAAGTTCAAGGACTGTTAGATGAGTATGTGCGTAGAACTACTTCTCCAGTTGCGACTACGCTTGGTTTTGAAGAAGCCGCTGCTTTTGGTATTCGTGATGAAGGTATAATGATAGCTACTTTTCTTGATATTCTTGCAGAACGGGAAGGTTTGAAAGCTCGTCGAACTTTCCAACCTATGTTTGAAGACGAAGACGAATTATGATATTAGCTCCAGCGAATAATGCTCGTTACTCAGAGATTAAAAGCTTTGAGCAAGCAAACAACCTACATAGTATGACCGACTATGGGGCTTGGAAAGGAATGCAAGCTGCCTTTAGCAATGGGTTTCATAATAACATGACAATGACCTTGTCTAACTGGATTATTAAGAACTCTCTAAAAGGTGTTGGAGATCCAGTTACAGAAGAGGACTATAATAATTCACATGCTCCTCGACTTGGTTTAGAATTTAACTCTACTGAAACTATGCCTCAGTTAGAGCATCGCATCCATCAGGCAGCTATAGGTGCGTTAAATAATGAGTATATGTCTGGGCAGGACAGAACTATTAGAAATCTAGGGTCAGGGTTTGCAGGAGGTATGTTGACAGACCCTTTGGCTCTTGCTCCGATTACTCTTCCTAGTAAGGGAGCAAAGCTTTCTAAGTTACATCAACTAGCAGGAAATAGAGTAGCAGCTTCTTACCATCAAGCTGCATCTACTTTTAAAAATGTTTTGGCTGTTAATGCAGCGTATGAAGTTCCTTACGCGCTTATGATGAACGATCTGGGTGTTCAGGAGTATACTCTTGATCATCTAAAGATGTCTGTAGGTTTTAATGTTGGGGCTGCAGGGCTTTTTGGTGGTATTCACGGGTATTCAGCCTTTAAAAATGCAGGTAGAAGCAATCACATTGTTAATCAGATGGATTTGTTTAATAGAGCTTTTGAGGCTGATGATCAGCGCACTGCTCTAAGCACTGCTTTAGACAGTGAAAACTTTGTTATTAAGCGGCTGTTTGAAGAAAATCCAGAACTTCGTGATTGGGCTGAAGGGCGTAGCACTACTCCTATAACTCGTGAACAGTTTGAGAAAGCTAAGGGCATCTTATTTATGCACCAGAAGCATTTAGAAGCAAGAGCATTGTCGGTCAAAGCAGCTCGTAAGTTAGCTGACAGAGCTAAGAAATCAAGCGTTTCTAGACTACTTGGTGTTCAACGTAGACAAGCAGCTAGATTGACTGAGCTAGTTCTTAATGGATTGAACGCTGAAAGGATTACGCCTAGAGACGCAGCTCTTCTAAAAGAAAATGGTTATGTGATAACAGATTTCACTCAAGTTCATCCTAAGATTAAGTCTATTGTTCCAGGTGTTGGCTTCATACCTGACGCTGCAAAGGTTTATGGAGATAAGTTGTATGAACTTGTTAATGATGCGTTAGAGGCTCAACAAGACTTTCTTGATCCTGATATTCTTCCAATACAGAAACAACTTAATCAAGAAGTGTTTGATATGAAGGTTGCAGAGATAAATCAGATGGTGGGAGAAAATTTTGGTTTAATTCTACAAGATGCACAAAAAGTTGTTGATCAAATCTTTTTTGGTAAAGAAGGCGTTATTACAGTAAAGCAAGTTTCTGAAACAAGCCTTGATCCAAAAAAGAGAGAGCAAATGTATGCCTACATTTTAGGAAACAAAAAGGAGCTTATAACTTACATGAACGAGCCTTTCTTTGTTTTTTCACGGATTATAAGAGAAGACTTTAATTTAAGAAAGCGTGATGCCAAAGGTAAGCTAGTTGCTCTTTCTGAAGCACAACTTAGAACTATGTTTGACGAAGCGGGTGTGGCTAACACACGCGATGAACGAGCGTTTGTTGCTGTGTTTCGTCTTCTCATGCACGAAATGGTGCATCATTTAGAAGAAATCGATACTGATGCTTATCTAAAACTATACCAAGCTGCTGCAAATGCAAGCGGTTCTAGAATCAAAGCTTTAAGAACTGCAAAAGGTCTTATAAGAGAGGGTCGTTCACGGGGTTATTCTATAAGAGAAGTTCTTAGTTCCGAAATCCCTGCTTTTGTTGTAGAGTATGCAGTTACTCAACCAGAGTTTTGGAATACGTTAAAAAATACTGATCCTGACCTTTATAATAAAATGGCAGATATGATGAATTTTTTAGCTAAAAATCTGTATGAAACAGTAGGTAAGTATAATAATACCAGAATTAATGCTGTAATTAAGAAAACACAGGATGGAGGTAAACTAGCTTCTGAGGTTTCTAGGGTTCTTACTGAGATAAGAAACAGCTCGACTACACAAGCTAAACTTAAAGACGCAATCGATAATGCTAACTTTACTAGCTCTTTAGAAAGGTTTATGGATGCAGACGATGCTCAATTAAATGCTTTAGAAGTTAACGATCAAAGAGCTTTTAGTTTACTAGAGACAAACGCCAAAGATCAGGATTATAGAATGAGTGATCCTATTGGTTTCTTTGATAGAGCAGTTGCTGATTTATTAGGCGGAGACGAAACAGCAATATCTTCGCTTTTACAGCTTTCGACTCTCCGTGCAAAAGAGATGCCTCCTGCTATAAACACGTATGTAGAGGGTATGCAAGAAAAAGGTCATACGTGGATGACTCAAGAGCTTGCTCAAGATATAGTTGTTACACTCCAAGCTTCTCGTAAACGGGGCAGAGATATTTCAAAGATAGTTTTAAGTTCTAAAGACTTTGCTAGTGTTCGTGATAAATTAGCAGGGTTGGCTGATAGAGGCTTGCCGTTAGAAGCAGCTCAACGAATTGGTTATATCCTACTAGACGAAACAGGTGGTAGTGCTAAACAGATAAGTCGCATAACTAGATTTCTTGAAGAAGAATCGCACGCTCAAATCTTACGTAAGATTCACGATGCTATTACTGTAGAAGCCTTAACCAACACAATAAACAGTCAAAAGTCAGGACAGGCTAGAGTAGACCAGCTAAAGACTTTCATGGATGGTAGCCGACGCAAAACAGTGACTATAGGTCCTTCTTTGCAAAGTTATAAAACAGTTCAAAAGCAGTTAGACCAAAATCCATTACTAGACTATTTAGTAGAGAACGATCTTTTAAATATCTTCTTTGGAGAAGACCCCAGTCATTATATGTCTTCGTATGTAAACAACACGATTGGCAATAAAGATTTGGCTGCTTTGTATGGCAGGGAGCTAAAACAAGCTTCTATACTTATGCACCGAGATATTATGACAGCATTATCTACGGGTGAGTTACCTAAACAGTGGCAAGGCGTAAAAGTTTGGGAAGGGCTTATAGACGTTATCCGCAAGACAAACAAGTCACAGCTAGGACAAATGAATCGTTTAGGTCTGTCAATACGAGATCGTGAGGGATTCTTAGGATACAGTATGACATACGACCGAGCTTATGTGAAGTCTATGGGGTTTGATGCTTTTCAAGCAAGGATGCTTGAAATGATTGACATGCGAGCAACTGCTAAAGCACACGGCGGTTTGATGGCTGAACGCCCTGACGCTAAAACTTCCAAGTTAAAAGATGCTGGTCGTCATAAGAAGTTTAATAAGAACACCTTTCTTCGTGGACTCTATAATGAAATAGTCGAAGGCGACTTTGTTAAAGACCCAGATCAAACAAATCCGTCTATGCTCGGGGGTTATCGCAAAGCAGCTAAGGTAGTGTTTAAGCCTGAGTATCGAATAGACGCGTTAATTGAATTTGGCAATCGCAAAAACATGGGGCGTTTTATGTTTGAACAGATTGCTCAACGTGCTGAAAGCATTGCTCTAGTAAGACATGTGGGGCACGATGCTAATGGCATCCTTACAGGGCTTATTGATCCTCGTGCTACTGTTGCTTCGAGGCTTACAGCCAAGGGCACTATAGATCAAGTTACAGGGCTTTTAGACACTCCTATTGATGCTAACTTAAACAGCATCTTTAAGAATGTCCGTCAGGTGCAGAATATTGCTATGTTAGGCGGTGCTGGATTTTCATCTTTGTCAGACATTCCTTTAGTTTGGTCAACTCTTCAGTTCTTAGGAGTTGGCTCTGAAGGCATGGCAGCTTATTTTAGTAGGTATCAAGATGCTATCTCTACTCAGTTTGGTGGCAATAAAAAGGAGATGGCTCAGTGGTTTCGTGCTCAAGGTGCTGCTTTTGACTTAGTAACTAGAAGCATGGCTCAACGTGTTGTAACTGACGACTCAGGTGTGGGTGGTAAGATTAACACTGCAAATGATTTTATGTTTGAGATTAACTTTCTTAATCGTCTGACAGCGGCTCATCAACAGTTGTTTATTGATATGCTTACTAGTGGTTTGGCTACTGAATTAAGCAAGGGCAAGAATATGAACCCTGTGACTAGGGAGCGACTGAACGAGTTTGGTTTTACTAATAGAGAGATAACTCAGCTTGCAAAATCTATAGAAAAGACCCCTGACGGCATTGAACGCATTGGACCCTCTACTGTTAAAAACGCATCTTTACAGAAAAAGCTAAGTGCATTTATGAACCAGTATATGCGCGAAGGTGTTATTGAGCCAGACGTAGGGGCACAAGCAATGTCTCGTCTTGGTCTTCAAGCAGGGACGATGGGTGGTGAGACGGCTCGTCTTGCACTACAGTATTCTAGTTTTATGATTGCTATGGGTCGTGTAGTTTATCGCAGATTCTTATACGGTTATAATGGCGACAAAAAAGGAGCTGCGTTTAGAAATGCTCATTTGTATACATACCTTGGAATGGCTTTAGCAGCTTCGTATTTAGCTACTGTTTTGAAAGACCTGTCTAGATTCAAAGAGCCTATGAACCCTCTAGACATGACTGAACAGGAGTGGATGCGTATAGTTCGTCAGTCAGGGCTGTTGTCCTACTACGAACCCTTCTTTAATGCTGCACAATTTGGCACAGATGCCGCTTTTGGACCTGCAGTGGGCACAGCTACGGACATAGCCTCTTTGGACTTTGGAGACGCTGTAGAGCCGTATACAGGGCAGTTTTTACCCCTAGTGGGTCCTGTTATCAAACAAGCAGCTCACGTGGCTCATGAGACTATTTTTAATTTCGTAGGCGAAGAAACAGCAAGGGCTGCAGAAGCAGACTAGCTTGACATAATTTTTTACATTAATATACCATAACCGTATGAGCACTAGATTACCTAATCCTTCTTATAACGCAGTTTCTTTTGAATCAAAAAGTTCAACAGTGCTGGATACTACCGTAAATGGTGGGACTGCACAAGGACGTTTTGGAGCTATTCAAATACTAAAAGACACTACTATTACAGCACTTGACGCGTTGAATGTTGAAAATGTTGCTAAATTACAAACTTCTGGTCTTGCGGCTGGGACTGTTCTTTACGGTGTTTTTACAAATATAACCATTACTTCAGGGCTAGTAGTTTTACATCACGTTTAATATGCACCTTTTTTTAAAATTAGACTTTGGCAGACGACGCAGACCTGTTGGTAACTTTTTTTACATAAGAAGTTCTGGATCAGGTTTCTTTTTAACACCCACTGGATCAAAATACATTAGACCCGAATAATTATGGCAAACATTACCGTATCCTCCGCAGTAGATAATATGCTACAAGGCACAAACAATTCTAACATTCGCCAGAGAATTGGTGCACTAAGCGCAGCTGATCTTGAAAATATTTCTGTAACTTTTGGAGATGATATTACATTTGACTCACAGGTTACTTGTAACGACGCAGTTGAATTTAACGAAGATGTAAATTTTGAAAGCACTACTAACTTTCAGGATGACATGGAGGTTTCAAACATAACTGTAAATGGCGAAGCATCGTTTCAAGATTCCGTTACGTGTGAAGGGTCTTTTGAATGTGAAGATGAAACGGTTCTTGCTGGATTTTCATGTAACGGTGATGCTAGTATAACTAGCGGCGATCTTATGGTAAATGGTCCTATAGAAATTGAAGATGACTCAAATTTTACTATGTCAGGTTCAGGCAATTTTAACATGCAGGGCGGAAAGATCCAAGGTCCATCTGTTCTTAGCTTAGTTGGCACTTCTCAACCAAGTAGTCCTCAAAATGGAATGATTATTTATAACAGCTCTGCTGGTAAGTTTCAAGGTTATGCAAACGGAGGCTGGGTTAACCTGCATTAATAATGGACACTATGCTCAGAGGAACTGTGGGGTCAACAGGGTTTTTTGCCTGTTTAAGTCTACAAGGAATTAACGGAGCAATTAGTTTTATTGTGGGTGTAATGACTTTTGTTTTCTTAGGGCTATCAATTTATAAATTAGTTAAAGAGCTTAGATGACTACAGAACTTATAGCAATGCTTGGGGGTGGAGCCTCTGGATTTGTGTTTAAGTTGATTGGGCAGCTTGTTGCTAATCAGCAAGGTACAGTAGACGCTATGCTTAAGAAGCAAGCAGTCGCTGATGAAAGCCACCAGAAAGCCGCTACAAGGGGTGGTGAGTGGGTCAGAAGGGTCATAGTATGCACTGTCCTGTTTGCGGTCGTTATAGCCCCATTTATACTGGCTCACAGCCCAGAGGGTGTTACGGTGGGACAAGAGACAAAGGGTTTCTTTGGATTATTTGGAGGAGTCAAATACCAGACTCTTAACGGATATCTTATACTGCCAGAAGTTCGCCAAACAGTTTTAGCTATTGTTGGATTTTATTTTGGGTCATCAACCATTAAATGAATGAATTTTTACAAGTTATATCAGCCCTTACCCCAGTCCTAATTGCAGTTATTACACTAATAATTGTGTTAGCTAGGATGCACTATAACCTTGAATCATTATCAGAAAAAGTAAAAGTTCTTTTTGATTTTCACAACAAACGTAAAAAGTAATGCCAAAAGACGCCTGTTATTACAAAGTAAAAGCACAGTACAGAGTGTTTCCCTCAGCCTATGCGTCTGGAGCAATTGCCAAGTGTCGTAAAAAAAGAGGAGGACGTAGAACTGTTAAAGCGAGGAAAAAATAATGGCAGTTCGTAAAACAAAAGAAGGCGCAAACCTTAAACGATGGTTCAGGGAAAAGTGGGTGGATGTCCGATCTGGGAAGCCCTGCGGACGACAAAAGGGCGAAAAGCGAGGAACGCCTTATTGCAGACCCTCCAAACGTGTAAGTTCAAAAACACCTGCCACCTCAGGGGAGTTATCCGCAAGCGAGAAACGATCAAGGATTGCTCAGAAGAAGAGAATTGGTCAACCTGCGGGAAAGCCTCGCCGAGTAAAAGCGATAAGGAGAAATAAATAATGCACAGAAAAAAAATAAAAGCTCGTAAAAAATGTACTTGCGGCAAGTCTAAGACAATGCCTTACTGTGACGGAAGTCACTGTCCTAAAAAGAAATAACCACCAACCCAATTATATTATGCCTAGTCACTACGGTCACAATAAATCAAAAAAAAGCAACCTTGCTGCTATGTATGGCGACAAGAACAAAGTTACACGCGGAGATATCATTGCTGCTGCTACAAAAGGTAAGGGCAGAAAGAAAGTCAAAGCTCGTAAGGTGTAATGCGTAAAGAACACAAGAGTAAAACTGGTGGCTTGACTGCTGCTGGTCGTCGTTATTTTAAAGCTAAAGAGGGAGCTAATCTTAAACCTCCTGTAACTGGTAGAGTCAAACGTGGCTCTAAAGCTTCTAAGCGACGTAAATCTTTTTGTGCTCGTATGGGCGGTGTTAAAGGACCCATGAAAGATTCAAAGGGCAGACCAACTCGCAAAGCGTTGGCTCTTCGTAAATGGAAGTGCTAAATGGCAAACGAATATACTTTAAGTAACAGTGCGGCGGTTATTGACTCTGCAATAACAAGAGTAGTGTCTGCAGACAGCACACCAACAGCTGATAGTGATAACATGGTAACTAGCTCGGGTGTTAAAGGAGCTATAGATGAATTAGCTTCAAGTGGTACTTTAACTCTTAACTCGTTTACGCCAACTACAGTAGAAACTTCTAACGATGGGTTAACAGCTACAGATAGTTCTATTCCGACTAGTAAAGCTGTTGCTGATCATGTAACTAGCTCTGTTTCGACTATGAAAAGTTGGGTAACTGTAGCTCTTCAAACCAATCAGCTTAATAATCAAACAGGTTCTGGCACTGCAACAAGTGATGGGTTTTTAATCGCTACTGCTCAAGGCAGAGTGAGCGAAGGTGGTCATATGACTATTACTGTTGCTGGTAGATCTTTTAAGTCTACTTACTTTAACGGCATGTTTCAAAGTGTAACTGTTCCTATTAAACAGGGTGAATCTTATTCTGTTGTTGTTCGCTATAGTAGTAATACACTAATACTATTTAGACCACTTTTTTAACGTAAAACAACAATGTCTAATATTTACACACTTACAAACACAGCTCAAGACATTGACTCTGCAATAACACGAGTAACGTCAGCAGATACTGAGCCAACGGCTAATAGCCAGAACATGATTACTAGTCAAGGTGTTAAAACAGCTGTAGATGGATTAGATTCACGTATAACTGACATGGAAACAGGCTTTGGTTTTCCTAGTGGGTATACTGGTTTAACAAACTCTGGAACAGCAACTTCCGCTGGATTTTTACTTATTCAAGTAGGAGGTGTAGGTTCAGGGTTTTCTACAGTTTCTGTTAGTATTACTATTGGTTCAACTAGTTTTAGTGCGGCAGATTCAGGACCAAATATTCAGCAAATATGTCTTCCAATAGCTAAAGATGAATCTTATAGCGTTATAGCGTCAAGCACCACTAATCTGGCTGTGCCTATTACCGTAAGATTTAAAAAATTAAAGCTAACTTAAGAATATGAATTCATTTACGCTAAACAATACAGCTGCTGATATTGACTCTGCTATATCACGAGTAGTTTCTGCAGACAACATACCAACAGCTAGTAGTGATAACATGGTGACTAGTCAGGGTGTTAAAACAGCTATAGATGGGTTAGCTTCAAGTAACATTTTAACTGTTAACTCGTTTACGCCAACTACGTTAGAGACTTCTAGCGGTCAGTTAACATCTACAGATAGTTCTATTCCAACTAGTGGACTTGTTAATAAAGTTTTTGGTTTTGCTACAAACGTAGATATTCTGTCACAAACAGATGATCAACAAAAAAGTTGGGTAAATACTCAAGCTGGTGAGTCTCCTGAGGATGTATTAATGAGTAATTCAAGCTCTAATAATATAACTGGCTCTGGAGCTTCTTTAACTATAGCACAAGGAGTATACGCAATTAATTTATCAACTGATTTATCAGTAGGTAGATATACAAATGGTAGAATTCAAGTAAGTTTTGGTACAACTTACACATCTGCAGTGGTCTGGAACAACAATACTCTTCATTCTGGAGTTCTTAGATTAGAACAAGATAACTCTTTTAGTAATATTATTGGCTCAAGCCAGGATACTAGTGGACTTGTATATATACCTAATTCAACTAATTTGTATATAAGATATTGGCAGAATGGGGCAGCTGGGCAAGCAAGGACTGTTTATATTTCTAATACTGAAGTCCAAATTTTTAAACTACTGTAATTAGCGGTAAGCTTCACCGTCAATAATACGGTAGTTGTTTACATCAAACTTTTTACCTTTGTGGGTAATCTCAGCAAAGCCTAAGTTCCATTGATTTACGGGCATATAGTCAGGTTCAAGGTCGCACAAGCAGCCAACTGACCAACAGGCTATAGTGTTGCTGTCCATTGACTTAACAGAGTGTTGACTGCTTTTGTGTTTGTGACCAGCGATGGTGCACACTCCAGTCTTTACTTGCAGAGTGCGAGCAAAGTTTACTGGGTCAAAGGTATTAAAGAACTCGTGTCCGTGCAGTATCCACAACCCACCTGCTTTAGTTAGCTGACGACCGCCAATCTCTTGGATGTCTAGGTCTTCAAACCTTAACAGCTTTTCCATCTTGAAGTCAGGCACACCACACAGCTCAGGAGCTTTACGCCATAGGAACTTTTCCCATCGTTCTTCGTGGTTGCCAATCTTAAAAAATATATTGGCACTTGGAAATCTTTCACGCAGGTGCATAAGAAACTGTCTAGCAGCTTGTAGTTCTCCTGCTAAGTCTCGGTGGTTGGGATCAGTGTCCCAACGGCTAACAGCATAAAAGTCTACTGTGTCTCCGTTAAGTATGATATTGTTAGCATCATGTCCGTGATCTAGTGCACATTCTAAGGCTTCAATATCGTGGTAAGGCAGATGTATGTCTGACAGCAGTAAGGTTTTGCCGTCTGGTATACGAACAATACGTTTCTTAGGAGTTAACGACTTTGGTATTTTGTATTCACCTGCTTTGCCATTTGGTTTAAAAAGGTTTGATTGTTTTTCTCGAAAGCCTCTATTGTGTTTGCCTTGGTTGCCTCGAACATATCGAACACTAGACCTAGCGGAGTCTATGGATGTGAACAAGTTAGGGTTTTCTTTTAAAACTAACGAAGCAAGGGTTCTATTACCATGCTCGGGGAACTTTTCTACATACTTCCTTACTACGTCTGATTTTTTCATAATTATTCTGGGTTTAAAACTGTAGCTTCTTTAAGCCTATTTATTTCAGCTGTCAAGCTAGCTACTTGCTCACGAAGTTGTTCGTTTTCTTTAGTCATGGCTTCACAAGCTAGAGTCATTGAATGCAGTGCTCGTTCTAGTATCGTGTAGGATGATTGTTGAAATAGTGGTCGATTGGTTGAAGGTATGGTCATTTAATTATTTCGATTAGATCATCTAACACCATGTTAGATAGTTCTTTTTTCTGTTTGAGTCTTTTAAGTATTGCATCGTCTACTGTGTTAGGAACAACTAAATCAATATACGTGCATTTGTTTTTTTGACCAATACGGTGTATGCGGTCTTGGCTTTGTAGTCTAGTCTCTAAGCTGTAGTTGTTAGAGTAGTAAATCATTGTAGACGCACGGTGCAGTGTCAACCCTTTAGCAGCTGCAGATGTGCCAACAAAAAAGGTTGCTTGTCCGTTTTGAAAGTGTTTGACAGCTTTGTTGCGCTGAGTGCTAGATTCGTTTCCGCTAAATGCTACAACTTGGTGTCTACCATACTCTTTGGCTAGTGCGTCGCAGACAGTTCGAACATTGTGGCGGTAAGCACAGAACACAACCAAAGGCTTTGTGGTCTCAGCTATTTGCATGAGAGCAGCTATCCTGTTGTTTTCAATGGCGTGTTCTGCACCCTCATCGTCAGTTATGAATCCAGTTAGTATCTGGTGTAACTTAACAATCTTGGTTAGTGCCAAGGTTGATGTGACGAGTTCACCACTTTGTAGCATTGCAAGACAATCGTCCTTCATACTGTCATACATCCGCTTTTGTTGTGGATGCAGCTCAATTGCTTGTTTGACAAAAGTTTTTTCAGGGAGGTCTAAGCAGTCTTTTTTTTCAATTCTTAGGCTAAATGGTTCAAGTATCTTGGTTAATTGTTCTAGGTTCTGGTATCCAACAACCTTACGGAAAGCCCGACTACCCATTGTTATTACAGTTTCAACGGCAAAGGCGTGCTTAAACGCAGTGTATGTGTTGTAAGGGACAGCGTTTTTGTCTAAGAAACGACATTGGCTAAATAAATCTAAAGGGCTTTGAGTGATGGGTGTGCCGTTAAGAATCCACTTACAGTTGGCTCTTTTAGACAACTCAAGCACTCGTTTGGTTTGCAAAGCTTTTGGATTTTTAATGCAAGTAGACTCATCTACAATCATATGTATTTCATGATTTGCTGAGTCTAAAAATTGGCTGACTGTGGTAAATCCAGAGGCTGTGCGTAAAGCTTCAATGTTAATTAGAATCATTCTAGATTTCTTGTGTCCATTAAGAAACCATTGAAACTCTTTTTTAGCTTTTATTGTTTTGATAGGTCCTTTCCAACAAAACACATCTATAGGTTTTTTGTAATGTTGAGGTATTTCATTGATTGCCCAGTTGTGGTGTAGTCCGTTAGGCGCAATGACTACTACATCGACAGCTTCTTCAGCATTTTGAACAATGTCTAGGACTATTTTAGTCTTGCCTGTTCCCATCTCGCAAAACAAAGCTCCATAGGGTTTGTCTACGAAACGCCTTACTGCGTCTTCTTGGTGTTTAAATGGTTTTGTTTTGTAGATCATTTGGGCATTTGGTAAAAACGATTAGTTGTTGGAGAGTGCACATACAAGTTTTTGCGAGCACGAGTTACTGCAACATAGAATACACGATGTTCGTTGTCCATGTCTTTGAGCATACCTTTGTATGTTGTTTCTGTTATGTCTGGCAGAACAACAACATTATCAGCTTCTCTACCTTTAGTAGCGTGGATGGTGTTTATTTCTACATCAGCACTGCGTTCTAATGTTCCGTTTGCTTCTGCTTTAAGTAATACTTCTTTAGTAAACTCAGGCAGTTTAAATATTGTATCCCATTTGGCAGTAGTTTTTAAGCCAAAATTGTCTACTAGTTGATCTTTGTCGAACATCTCGTTGTCGGGCATAGAGTCTAATAAGTTCTTACATCCACGGGCAACTACGTGTCCAGAGGGGAGAAAGTCACGATACAACACTTTTAAGTCACATGCTCTGAATTTGTAACCTCTGCGGAGTTGTTCCCACATAAGAATAAAGTCTATTTGTTTTTGGTTGAACAACGAGTGATTACTGGCTGATACAAACAACTGTTGTTTTTTTATTAGAGAGTGTTCAAAGATTTGCATATGCGCTTTGTTACGGCACAGCAAGAACCACGTTCCTTTGCTTAGGTCAATGTCACTTAGGCTGTGTATGTGAGTAACAGAGCCGTGAGAGTTGTTGCTTTTAACTGTATAGTCTTGCTTTTCTTTAATTTGATTAGCAACTTTTTCAGCGTACTCAAGAACAGGTTGAGGTAATCTGTAAGATGTATCTAGAACAACTCTATTCCCAACGCGATTGATTAGTGAGCTAGGATCACCACCAGCAAACTTAAATATGCTTTGTTTGTCGTCACCTGCAATGAATATTTCTACAGCGTTTTTACTGACGAAGTCAACTACATCCCATTGTAACGGGGACAAGTCTTGGGCTTCGTCAACAAATACGTAGTCAAAGTTAGGCTGTATGTTTTGGTCAAGATACTTTTCTAGTTGGTCAGTAAAGTCATACTTACCTTTTTTTAGTTTATAGTCTTTGTAGAACCTACTAAACTCAGTTAGTTGATCTGATGTTACACGAGCACCAATTTGCGAGTTAATTACTTCTTCAGCACTTATCTTTAAGTTACGCATCAAGCTGTCGTAATACAGTATTTTGTCTCCAGCGTTACTGTTGTACACTAACCCATCTTTAGATGAGTATGCAGCACTACCTGATATTGGGTAGCCTGTAAGCTCACCGATTTGTTTATAGTCTTGGACAGTAAGCATTTGCTTGCGCGGTATACGTCTGTAACACAGAGCGTGCAGTGTGCTAAAGGCTTCAAAGTCGGATTGAGCATACGTGTCGTTTTTGATTAAGGCTCTGTCAATTGCTTCTGTTGCACCAGCTTTGGTGAATGTAGTAAAACATATTTTATTTGGAGATGTTTTTTCTAGGCAGTCAGTAAGCAGTTCCATCAATGTGGTGGTTTTACCAGTTCCTGCGCTAGCTACAAAGATTGTGCTAGTATTCGTCATGATTGTTTAAGTCGGGCATTGTTGTTGTTGGGTTGGTGTGCAGAACAGACTCATGCACCCGCCAACATCTAACGTTGAGTCTTGTTGGCTCTTTGATGGTGTGTGTCACTGCGTCTGCTTTTAGTACTTGTTTAATTACAGATAGTATTCGGTTGTCAGGTAATTCTTTAAATCGTTGCTGACTTAGGTAGTCTTTAAGATCTACCATACGGAAGTAAAAGCTGTTGTTAAATTTTATAGGACCGTTCTTAATATTATTTGGGTTTTCGCTAGCACTTGCACAGAACATAGTGACATATTCTACAAGTTGACCAATGGGGGTCATCTCAAACGGTATCTCTATTTGTGTGCAGTTTTTTAATAACAAGTTTTGTTGCTTAACCCAATCTTCTTGCTTGATGGGTGGATATTTAAACAACAGTCGTTCCATTACTTTTTGGTTGAATAAGTTAAAGTTGTCGAACTGTTCTGTTGTAAGCTGTATTTCAGAATCATCTAGTGTTAAGAACCACAGCGGTGGATCGCTTTTAAGCTGCATAAGCGATCTGTTGTTTGGTAAAAACTCTTCACCACCAATGCCATATTTACGTTGTCCACAAAGTTTGGCGTCGCAATATTTGCACAGTGGTTGACTAGAACACTGATACTTGTAGTCTTTCTTGCTATAAGAATTAACCAATGCTTCAACTTCTCTGTCGGCTAGAGGTTCAGAAAATTTACGGTTATATTGAGTAAGTCTGTGTTGCCAGTCAGTTGGATAGGCTTTTTTAAGATACACAGCAACATTAGCCAATGTTACATTGCGAGACTCGCTATGCTGTGTACGATTATGAAATATGTAATTTAGACAAGGTGGACCATCAGGTAACTCTTCTGTTGATAGTGATGGCACTTCAAGTGCTTCAAAGGTTTCTTTGTTAAGTTGTTTTTGAGCAGCAAGCTCTAAAAACTGCAGCGGATTTAAGAACTCACCGTTGTCGTTGAATGCGTACTGCAGCGTAGGGTTGCCAGAGTATGGCATGTTGATCCAGTTACCATACTTGCTGTTGTCCTTACGATCACCTATCTTGGGTTGCTTGGGGTATATCTCACATGCACCCTGACCAAAGAATGCAGAGAACGATTTAAGTTTGTCAATAACAGTAGCTGCAGATATTTCTTCAGAAAAGAACAAGTATACATGTGCACCACCAGACTTGGATCGACACACAATAAACGGCAGATTGTGTTCTTTTACCTTAGCTACAATGTCCTCGGTTGTATTATTGTCTTGATATACGTCTACGTCTAGTGCACCCCAGCGAACACGGTCTTCGTTGATTAAAGGGGTACAGCCAATTATCTTATCACCTTTAAGGTGTTCTTCCCAGATGTTTGTTGTTAGCGGAGTTTTTACAAGAAAGGATTTAGAATCTTGTTTACCGTCTCGGTCACGAGTCTTGCCAGTAAGTGATGTCTGTCCGTGAACAGATGGATTGCTTACGAAGAGGTCGTAAAATTTAAATGCTAGGTCTGCTACTGGTATCATTAGAAAAGTAAAGCCCCCATCCCCCGAAACTCATAAGGGGATGAGGGCAAGTGTTTACTACCTAGTAAGGCATCGCAGCTGAGTCTACCAGTTCTGGTTTGGACTCATTGGATGTCTGTAGTAGCGGTGTATCCGAAGCAGTGTTGTATGTTTCGGAAGCAAGGGTGAGTGTAGCTTCATCTTCTTCGAAGTCGAGAACTTTTGGTTCTTCGAATGAGAAGTTGAAGTAGTCGTCACCATTTTTGCTAGTCTCCATAACAGAGCCTAGCTTCCATGCTTGTGCATAGAGTGGTGGAACAACATCCATTCCTTCATAGCGGAAACGGTTGATGTCGGTTGTCAGCTTGCGAGAGACGCGAAGCTGTGATGAAGTAAACGGGATAACTGCTTGTTCCCATTTACCGTCAAGCTTTAACAGCACGAACCAGTAAGTTGTAAACTTAAGCTCGTTTTCTCCAAGCCATTCATCATATTGACGTTCACGTCCCTTTTCATAGTTAGGGTTGCTAACAATTGTTAGGGGGTGATTGCCCTTGAAGCCGCCACCTTTTGAACGGGGAACCCATTCAGTGTAGATGGACTTAGTGTAACAAGGAATAATCTCTGCAGGCTGTTCTATGATACTTTGCGTTTTAGCAAAGAATAGATCGCCAGACTTTGAGCCTTCGACGTATTCGTCTTTTTGTGGCTTAAGTTGAGGACTCAAGTCTTGCAGGATGCGGATGAAGGGCAAGGAAGAACCTGTGTCCAGATTCTCTGTTCCTTGACCTGCTACTGTTGATATATCGAATGCCATGATTCTATATTTCTTCTTTCTATTTATCGGGTTATTTTCGCTCGTTGACCTTCGTAGATTCCAAAAGCTTCACGAGGTAAGGATTCTGCCAGCTCTGGATTATCCAGTGCATCACGGCAGAAAGATTTTAAAGTTGAGTGATGTATTGCGATCTTACGATCAGCATCAATATCATACTCTTCTTTTAGTTTGCTAGTAAGTTCTTCAGCGACACTGTCATCACCCCTATCTAATGTAATAGTAATTTGGTTTTTGATGATAGAGTCATTGTTAGTGTCACGTAGCCAACTAAATGCTATATTAGGGTCTTTGATTCTAGCGTCTACAAAGTTGTTTAGCTGAATCTTGGTATCATTGTTTAGCTGAATAAGTTTGAGTCCTGATTTATTCATTAGCTCAGGTAACAACTCTTCTGCTACTTTTTTGCGCTTAGCTTTAAGATTACTGAGTTCAGTTTCCTGACTAAGGATTGCGTTATCCAAGTCTTTAAGACTGTCGCCCAGTTCTTTAATTTCAGCCAAATCATTTTGAGGGACTCCGCTGGTGTCAATTCCTTGTATATTTGCGATAGGAATAACATCGCTTTCTTGTAACAATTCATCTGTCATATTATTATTTTTGGTTGTTTACTATGTCACCTATTCTTGCGTAACCAGCAATATCCACCCAATTATCTCTTTTATTGGTGTGCATTTGCCTAGTTATTTTTAAAGCAATCATAGCTAAAGCTACTTGGTTGGGGGTAATGTCGGTTTCAAAAATTACAGACCACATGGTTGCTACTCTGTCAAGTTCAGTGTTGCAGTCACCATATTCTTCATGGCGTTCACCAGTGGTTAATTTTAAGGCTGTCTTTAATATATCCATGTTGTTATTAGCACCAAGTTGGTCCAAGGTCTATGTCAGCAATAACTGGCACTTTGAGTTGTATAGCATTTTCCATTATTAATTTCAAGTCTAAACTTTCTTTTTCTGAATTAACCATGCAATTAATTTCATCATGCACTGGTAATCTCATATCAAAGCCAGCATCGTACGCATCTACCATAGCTTTTTTAGCCTGGTCAGCTGCACTACCTTGTATAAGTCTGTTCAGTGCTTTACTTGTAAATGCACGTTGTAGCATTTTGTTTGGGTATTTACCTTTAGCTGGTCCGTAACCTTTGACGGGTGAGTCGTCAAAGCTTGGTGTCCAAAAATCAAACCTAGCTCTACGTCCCATAATTGTTTTAATATAGCCACGTCCGTCTGCTACGTTCATAGCGTTGTCGAACAATACTTTAAGAAAAGGAGCTTCTGTATTAAATCTATCCATAGTAGATCTGCACAGATCTTCTGAGATGCCTAATGTCTTAGCCATCTTTTTCATCCCCATGCCATAGCTGATGCCTAAACATAGCATTTTACAGGTGTCGTATGGTAATCCTGTAGTCTTTTCAAAGAAAGTGTAGAGTTTTTCTCCACGTTCAAAAGCTTCTTTTGCCTCTACTGCTTTAGGCAAAGGACGCCCGAACTCACCAATAAGTGCATAGTGGACTTGGAGACGCGGTTCTTGAGAACTGTAGTCTGCTTTGCACCACAGCTTATCTGGTTCTGCAACATACAGTGATCGGATTGCTTTGCCAATGCTACTACGTTTTGGAACTTGTTGCATGTTGGGGTTAGCTGAAGACAGCCTGCCTGAACGAGTGCCACCAGTGTCTGACGCCACTTGTTTAAAGTCTGCGTGAATACGCCCTTTGTAGTTTTGTTTAAGGATAGTGTCTTCAATAAAGACTTTTCGTAATCGGTTAATGCTTCTTGCTTCATGTATTAATTTAACTTCAGGGTGGTTACAGTTGGTTAGAAAATCTTTAGATACAGATGGGTTACCTTTTTCTGTTTTAGGCACAACAAGCCCAAGACTTTCTACGTGCCGTGCAAGTTGAACAGGTGACCATATGTCCAAGTGTTTAAATTTTTGTTTTAAATTTGTTTCTTTAGCTTTTAACTCTTTGTTTAATATTTCAGCTCGGTCTAAATCTACAGGGACACCTTTTAGAGTCATGTGCACTAGGACAGGTGTTAGCCTACACTCTAGTTCCCATATATTCCACAAGTCTTGTTCTTTAAGAACAGGTATTTGTTTTTGATACACATCCCAAGTATTACGAGCATCTATCTCTGCATACTCGCCTACATATCTAGCTGGTAGTTTCCACATACCGCCTTTGGGGTCTACGCCATAAGCTTCTGCAGCTTGTTTAAGTTTATCTTCAAACTTAGTTCTTTTTAGATATTTTTTAGATAGGTTATTTAGACTGTAAGAAAACTGTTCTTCATCGATTAAAGCTTCTGCAATCTGTACGTCTCGAACTGGACATGATATGTTTATGCCTAGTATAGCTAGCCAACCTAAGTCATACGCAGCATTTGCAAAGAGTATTTCTTTACTGTTTTTTATTACATTAGTTACGTAATTAAGAATTAGATTCTTATCTAAATTATCACCACCTTGATGATCAATTGGTAAGTATACCTCTTGGTGTTCGTCTGCAATGGCGATACCAACTACTTTGCCTTGTCCTCGTTTGTATGAGGGTCCATATTGTTTAAGATCAGGATCACAAGTTTCTAAGTCAACAGCTATGACTTCTTGAAACTTAGGTAACTGGGCAGGAGGTCGCCATGTGCATTTGGGCTGCATCTTGGCGGGTAAGTCGAGAGCTGGTCTTTCGCTGTGAAAAGTTTGAAAGAGGGTTTCTTGCATGGTTGTCTAGTATATTTTTAACTTTGTTCCAATGATGTATTGTTGATTGTTTTTTCCAGCCGTTAGGTCCTCCGTTATGGATGCGGACTTTATCTTCTACGGTAGGTTCCCGACCGAGACGTTCAGCAGTAGCGTAAAAATCAGTATATATAATAAACATATGAACTGAGCTAACGCGATCAAAAGCATCACTGTGCGTAAATTTTTCATAACCTAGTATACGATTAACATCTTCTACGTATACTTTGTGGATTTGTAGACATCCGTAAGCTTTGCCGTTGTCACCGATTGCTAGATCGTTACCTGAGCTTTCAGCCTGGATTAGTGCTAGTATCATTGTCATTATCAACATTACCTAGTTTCTCGTTTTGTTTTATCTTTCGGTTAACATCAAGCCACGGCTTAGACCGCATTTCATAGTTAATATCAGACTCACTCTTGTATTTAATGAGTCCACTGGCTACACCCCATTGAGCAGCTTTTCTGTATTTTTCATAAACGTCATTTTTGTGCATTCGCTCTATGCCTATCTCAACTATGTCTAATGTTTCTGATATAGAAGAGTCGCTGTGGGGGATGGATTCGATTGGATCATTCATAGTAAATTGGCGAAACCAGTGTAGAAACTGGTTCCGTTATCTAGGAAGGACACGGATACAATTCGTCATTACGAAGGTCACAAGTCGCCTAGTCTACGCAGTTAACAGCCGCGCAGAGTCGCTGTGGCGTAATCGGACCGCTTATAAAGCTGTGAAGCCTTGATACTGGGTGGATGCTTGCCAAAGTTTATTTAGTTGTGTAATTGATAAAGTCAGCAAAGCCAGCTTTATCTAGTGTAAAAGTTATTTCTTGTTCACACTCTATGCCATTCTCAGTAATGCAGCTTGGATCAAACTCCATCATTATAAACCTTTTAGTTTTTGGATAGGCTGCGAGTGTTATACATCTGTTGATTGATCCTTTGATAACAGAGTTTGCTTTGATTTGAAAAGCCCCTTGCTCTGGACGTATCTTTCTAGTCTCATACTTGCTTTCAATAAGCATAATTTTAGTGGGTAGGCAGACCAGAAGATCAGGGACACCATTAGATGTAGTAGTTTCGATACGTTGTATAACAGCTTTAGTATTAAGACATTCATAGAACATTCTTCGTATCCACTGGTTGAACTCTTTCTCCGTCTTCATCGTATCGTAAGGTTGAGAGTCCATGTATGAGTTCTTCGATGGTGATGTCAAGTCCGTAGTTTTTCTGTTGTCTAATAAACTTGTTAATTGTATCCAAGGTTTCTTTGCCTTCTCTAGTAACTTGGAACTCTTCGTCTTCAAAGAGTCGTAACAAGTCTTTGACAATTTCTGTGCTTTCGAGTTCTGCGGTATACAACTTGCGATTGTTTTCAACGTCGTTGCGGAAAGTATAATAGTTGATAAGGATATTTTCATATTCATAGTCTGATAAAATTGTGTCTACAAGATCTTCAGCAGCGTCTTCGCTGCTTGTTTCTTCGTCTAGAATGGTTGGGCTGTTTTTTTTTGATATAGCATATTCGTCATAGTTGTTCCAACCAAGACCTGGTTGTGTGTATTTGTTGACTGGAGCTGTGTATACTCTTTTAGATACATTTTTTGCGTCAGAAAATGTGTCTTCTAGGTAGTTGTCGTTAAGAGCAACAATGTCTAAGGTGTGCAGATGATCTATAACTTGTTTACGTATGTTGTCTGGAACTTTTGCAGTCTTTTTAAACGGGTCAGCAGCTTGAGCAATATACGTACCAGCAGGTATATCTGAATGACAGCTGCCAATTGTAATACGACAGTGTATATCAAATGCGTTTGTGTTTAGGTTACCTATTGTAAAATGTATACCTTCGCGATTTACTTCATCTGATTCGTCTGTGCCTGATTGAAATGCAGACGCGGAGCAGTGGTGGTGAACAGTGCCAAACATTGTGTCAGGATAGTTTGCACGTTGTTTAGCATACTCTGGATCGTCGGGTAGTGATTTTACAGTCATACCCAATGTTTCTTGTGGTGGAATCCACCAGCTCCACGGCTGGTCTTTTGACTCATCGTAGAACAGAAACACAAGTGTCTCTGATTTCAAATGATCGTAAGACTGTTTCATGTAAGATAGAATCCTTTTCCACATTTGCCGTGGGATAGGCTTACCTTTGAATACGGGAACAAGTTCTTTTTGTTCTACTGCGTTTAATTCCTGATACGTAGTAAACAGCGGGAAGTCTAGCTTCTTGTATAACTTGTTATCTGATACTATGGTTTCTTCAATCATGATACTTTTTGTTCCATGCCGATTATGTCTTCGACAGTAATTGTTTGTAAACGAGAAAAGGTGCTCTGGTACTCGACAGGCATGTAGTCAATGAGCGCAGGGTCGGCATCTATACCATGCCAAGTCCAGAGCAGAAAGTTACCAAAGCTAGCTGCAACCTGATTGGCGATAGCAAGTTGTGGTTCAGACTCAAGTGCAAGACCTTGGCAGCTAAGTGGGCTGCCTGATGTGTCTGTACCAATTGACGGGTAACGAGCAATTGGATCCATCATTGGATATGCTTGAGCAAGATTGGGATCAAAATACATAGCCTGACTTGTGTGGTATTCGTTAGCACAAATAACTACAGGTTTTTTGTATTGTTTAGCTGCAGCAATAACTGCTTTGCGTGCTGGGTGGTTATCGACTGCACAGATGTATACGTCAGCATTAGCAAAGAACAACTTGTATTCTGTATTAAGCATGTCTTCGTCAAAGTATTGACGGATAGCATGACCTTCGTTTTTACGAAAGTTGTATTGCTTTAGCAAAGCTGCACACTTGTATTGACCAACTGCGTTGTTTTTGAATAGTTGGCGATCAAGGTTGTGTTTTTCGAGTATATCTCCATCAACGATAGTTGCTGTGAGATCGAATGTATTTTTAAGTGCAGGCAGCATGTAGCTTGTAACACCGCCAGCACCAATGATTACTGCGTTTAGTTTAGGTTTCATGATGATAGTGAACGGTATAGTTGTATACCATAGTTTGGATTGTCTGGTTGATATGCTTTAATATATCGAAGGATAGCACCGCGTTTGCGACCACAATTTGGTAGATCTTTTGCAAGTATCTTATGCAAAATACGCATCTCTGCATCAGATAAACCATGATTAACTTTGTAAGTATCCGATGCTACTCTGTGTTGAGCTTCAAGCATTTCATTGTATCTATTAAGATCATAATTGTTAACAGAGCCATAGGAACTATTTACATGAACTTGATTGAATACAGCTTGTTGGTTGTCCAACGCAGTTTTTAAGTCTGGGTATTGTTGAGCCATGATGTAAAGTTTAGAATGGATTCATGAGTTACAGGTTGATAGAAGTATTTGTCTTCTTTAGTAATACCTTGGTCATTTAAGCATTTTAGTGTATTACCAGTTTCATCAAAGTTTAGATACTTAAACTCATACTCTGTTCTACGCAGATCAGCGTTGCACGTAGATGAGTTAAGATCATTAATACCTTTTTTGATTAGTGATAAGTGATCATCGGGCTGTATTGCGTAGTCTATTGTTGACGTAGGAAAGCCATGACCTGTGCAAATGTCACCGCGATCAAATACATTTGGTATGTTAGGAGCATACGATTGCTGTGATATTTTATCATAGACAAACATGTAAGGAGATGACATGAGTATTGTTCTGTCACCTTGTCGTGCTACAGGAAACATAAAGTATAGCTGCAGCCCATCTGCTGCTGGAGTCCAGTGCAGTGGTTCAGGTAGATTACTTCTGTTAACGAAGTTATGTTCGTCAGTGGATTCGGGTAGTGGTCTGTCTCCGCTACCATGTATATACATAGTATACTTACTGCTTTGTGCATGTAGTTCATACAGGTGTGCACCAGTGAAGTAAAACCTAGGTGCTTTGATAAAGAAGGTCTCTGCATTGCTAGGTTCCGCAGGGTTAATATTTAGCGTCTGGTATGCCTTGTACTCTAGTTCATTACCGTGAGAAGTCACAGTAAACGTAGGTGAAAACACGCTCACATGGAACATGGGTTTGCTTTTGATAGCAGCAATAGCTGCTTCTTGATTCCTAACTAGCGTTTCGTAAACTGTACGTTTGTAGAAGTTGCCGTCTGCATGTAGGACATATTCTTGGTTGGTTTGTTCGCTCATAAGATAAAAAAAGTAAAGTCTGCCGCCCCGATCTTAGGACGACAGACACACATATATAACACTAACTAACAATAAAATGTTGTCTCTGTGCGACGCCTGGGTTCTTCGTGACCACTCATCGGTATCTCACACGCACAGAGACTTGGTAGGTGTTGATTCACAAGGTGAGCAGTTTCATCTCGTGCTCAGGAGGGACTGGTGTTAAGCTTTGCTTGAAGCTTGCTGCTCCAAGGTGATGGTTGTATAGCCACCGACGTATGCGTCAGGTGACAAGGTAACGCCGTTAGAAACAGCGGATACCGATTCTGGTGCAGACAAGGCTGCAAGAATGCTGCGGTCAGCGAGCAAGTCGCGGACTGTAGCTTCGTTGGAAAAACCACGGGTTACTGTGTTAGTAAGACCGTAGCGGATGGTTACTGTGTTGTTATTATCCATTTTACTGGTGGGTTTTGGTTTTTGTTTCTGACTCTAACGAGTCCAAATACATCTCTTTTTTACTATTGACAAAGTATATATTAGTATACATAGTTGACGCACAATCAGGTCTGTCGGTTTGATTGTGTTGTTATTGTTATATTACTTGGTTGAGCAGCCTGTCCTTTGGGGCAGGTTGCTTTTCTAAAATGGGCAGCCTCACCCAACTTAATGAGTGAGACTGCTTTTACTAGAAGTCTTGATGTCGTCTCCGATTATCACTTTCTCTTAGAACTCTATACGTATATCTAGTGAGGGCACACTTTATTACATCAAGAGCGAGAGGGACGATTACCCTCAAGACTTTCTGTGTGGTTGTCTTGCTTACCATAGGAAGCTGTTTGAGCCAGCAACGCCTGTGGTGGGTTTACCAATACATTAAGCAAGCAAGTAAGTATGGTAAACCAAAGACCTGTAAAGAACGCGGTGATCATGCCGCTGAACGTGCCAACGAAGAGTATTGGCACGCCAAACGTTACAATCACATCCAACATCTTCCTGAATTTTAAGGTATATTTTAGACCGATTGTGCGAGTCAGCACTAGGAGTAGACCTAGTGCTGAGATGAATGAGAAGATTACAATTTCCATTTAGTTATGCGTTGATGTTTTCTTGTATGCGATTTCTGATGAGGTTGTTGCGACGTATGGGATTCATACGCTTCATATAAGCACCAACCATAATATCACATACGTTGTCTGAATCTAGGTATGTCATGCGTAAACGATTGCGTGACTCTTTGGTGTAGTAGCTAGGTTCAGGTAGTGTGTTTTGATAGAGTCCATTGAGAACACCACCTGAGCCACGTTTGCGATCAACCTGATTGGAACGCATCTTGTCTTCCCATTCGTCACTGCGTGGTGGTGTGCCGAGGTAGCGAGCATCATCTGGATCGCACTCTGGATCTTGATAGAACGACTCTGCATACTCCTGAGTAATAGCTGATTGGTCAGCTGAATCTAGTGAGTCATACTCTGAGAACTGTAGGTTGTTGCGTTCGTTAGCTGATTGACCGTAAGATACGTAAGCTGTGATGTCGCAGTTTGTATACTTGATAGCCTTGTTTACAATCTCACTGGCATTGTCGGCTAGCCATTGGTCAGATGCGTGCTTGAGAAACTCAGCTAGGCGTGGTGATGAGCCAGCTATTTGATCACTGAGACGTTTGCGAACAGCTGCTTTGAATGATGGTTTGGGGTTGGTTGAGAACAACTCTTTGATAGCTGCGATTGCATCTTCTTTGGCTGTTTGTTCCATTGCTTGAACACAACTGATGTCGCCTGCTTGGCGATCATCTTGTGGGTTAGAGTGTGACTGGTAGTGGTTGTTGTACTCAGCCATCCATTGATCAACTAGGATAGAGACCATAGTGTCATCTACATCACGAGTGATTAGATCTTTGGAATACTTGCTTTTGGTTTTGAGTCTGTATGCGTAGTTTTTGGCTAGTTGAAACAGAGATCGCCAAGCTGCTTTGTTCTCTTCTGAGTAACGTTCAGTTGAGTTGATTTCTGTGATGATGTTTTTGATTTCTTCTTGCATTGTTATATATGTTATTGTGTTGGTGAAAATCTTTATGATATGTGACCTGCTCGCACCCGTGCCACCGCACGGAGCAGGTCACATATCCAGAAGGTTTACGCATCGAAAGTTTGTTTTTGGTTTGTGTTCATTGTTAGTATAACTTGTGGTTAACCCAGATACCTAAGGCACTCTCCAGCTTCCTTTTCAGTTGCGAAATACTCACTGTTACGCGAATACGGCAACCAGCATCCTATCTCCTCGTCGTAGTATTCTCTACCTACGTAGTATCCAGCTGCTGATTGCATTACTTTTAGTGGTGTTATTTTTTCAGTTACCATAATGTTATTTGTTTTGGGTTAGTTTTATATAGAGATAGATAAACAATCCTAAATAGACCATGACAATTGGTCCGAAGATTAGGTAAGCTAGTAATACTTGATTCATAATTAGTATATCTTGTGGGTTGGTTTTTGGATTTGGTGAACACCAGAAAGCGAGGGGACTTCTCAGTCCCCCCGCAGGGTGGTTAGCAGGTCACGATGAACGTGTCCCTCCAGCCGTTTTCCCAGGTCACTTCGTCTACGGTGACGGATGTGCCTCGCTTGAGCGACTCACCGTGCCATACCTTGAGGTAGTCCCCATCAGTGGTGCGGATGGTGGTTGGGTATTCTTTCTCTGCGGATTGAGGTCCGACTGCAACGACTTCTCCTTGTGACTGGGAGACTTGAACTTCTGATTTTTTAGTTTTATTTGACATGATATTTATTTTTGGTTAGATGAGCGTGTTGCTCACCTGAGCAACAACACGATCAGATAAACAAAAATACATGTCGAATAAAGCGTTAAGAAAAATCTGACGTTCAAGGCTCGGATCCAGTCACGAGGGAAGGCGGGGCAGTTGGGCGTCAAGCCGCAGGAGGAACGATAGAAAGAACCCAACAGCCAGCTGTGCCGATGATGGTCGACTAACTCAGGTCTGGCACATGAGGCGATCACCGAGGTGCAGACGGTGACGTAGGCGTATGACCGTAGAACACGGCAGGAGGACGCACGGGCAGTGTGACCTGCACCATCCGAGGACGGGCTGAGAGGTTCCCTTGCTGTATGGTGTGGTGGGCGGCGGAAGTTGTTGTGGGGCTTAGAGTTATGGTGCTGGAAACGGCAATAGGGTGTCGAATCTTGCGTGATGCTCGGATTCAAGCTCGTTAGCGGCTGTAAACTCATGATACTCAACAACATCTCTCGTCATTTGTTGGGGCTGAAAAGGTCGTGGGATCTAGAGGTGCATGAAGGGTGGGTCGTGGCTCGGATTTGCACTGCAAAACTTGCCAACGGTCCAAGGAACAGGACTCAAGAGGGGTGCATGGGGGAAATCAGAAACTTTGCACCTTAAGAGTCCCTACCAGCAAATCCATTTTTCAATTTTCAGGGATTTTGGATGTTCTAGTGCTCAGGTGATCAGTAGTTTTACAATATCTGTCACACTTATCACACCAGCATCACACTTTTTTGAGACGAGTGTGACTTATTAAGCAGTATCTTTATCAATGACTTACGAGATTTATCACACAAATCACACTTTTTCTGACCCCCTAACACTTGTAACTGCCATACCCCTAAATAAAGTGTGATTTGTGTGACAGATTCCATAAGTGCTTATTATACATATAATAGAATTAGTCACACATACCCAAATATACTGTGGTACAGGTGTGATAAGTGTGACAGGCTTGACTTTATGTTCACCATTTGATTTACATGGTTCAGTGCCGACCAAGAAACCAGATGGAAGATCCTACGCTGCAGGTAAAAAGCCCAAGCAGGTAGTAAAGCAACAGAACGCTAAGCGAACTAGGTGTCATCGCAAACGTATGAAAGCAGAAGAGGACATGAAGATAGCACAGAAAGAGCTAGCTAAGGTAGAGAAGAACCTGACGATCAAGCAGCAGTTCTTAGACATGATGAGCGAAGCTCCGACCCCAGCCGAGCAACGTAAGGCATTGCTTGCGCTGTTTGCGGACAAGGGGATCAATCCAATTGAGGAGTTAATGAACTTTACAGCCAACGAAGAGGTTCCCCTGAAAGAAAGAATATCTATATGGAAGGAGTTGGCAAGCTACACGCAGCCCAAGCTCAAGAGTGTAGACGTCCAGCAGAACATTACGGGCGAGATGAAGATAATGACTGTGGACTACAGTAAGGTAGCCAAAGCGGACTTAGCAACGGTGGTTGACGCAGAGGTGCTTGACAACGACGACGGATATGAAGAGTTTTTAAGCGAAGAAGAAAAAAATGAGTCTTGAACCAATAGAACAGGCAATCGCGGTGTTAGGGGAGCACTTTCGTCATTACGTGATAATAGCGTCAGATGACGACAACCCCCTAGCCTACGATGTTCGGTTCAGTGACCCATATGCTGCTTCAGGCTTACTACAATCTGCCCAAGATTATCACGAAAAATTTTTGTCAGCTGGAGGAGAAGAGGACGATATGAGTGATTGGGAGTGGGAGGAAGTAGCTGACGAAGACGATCTAGATGATCTAGACCTAGATGAATATTAGTGTCCCTGCACAGGGGTGGGAGCCGAGACCATATCAACTCCCACTGCTGAAGTACATGTCTCAGAAGAAGCGTAGCCTACGAGCAGTAGTTGCGTGGCATCGTCGTGCAGGCAAGGATCTAACCTGTGTCAATATCGTTGCAATCAAAGCGTTGCAGCGTGTGGGTACTTACTGGTATGTGTTGCCCTACGGCAATCAGGCACGTCGTATTGTTTGGAATGGCATGACTGGCGAGGGCAAGAAGTTTATCGACTACTTCCCAAGGGAGCTAGTCGAGAAGAAGAGTGAGCAGGAGATGCGCATTCATTTGAAGAATGGCAGTGTTATCCAGCTCATGGGATCTGACGACCCTGACAAGATGGTAGGTGCTAACCCCATCGGCGTTGTTTTCTCGGAGTACAGTATCTCCGACCCCAGCGCGTGGCAGTTAATCAACCCCATCCTAGCGGAGAACGGCGGGTGGGCACTGTTTAACGGCACGCCTCGTGGTGAGAACCACTTCTACAAGATGCTGTTGAAGGCTAAAGCAGATAGCACCTGGTATAGCAGTCATCTGTCAGTCAAAGATACAAAGGCTATCCTGCCTGACGAACTCCGCAAAGCACGCAATGAGCTAAACAATGAAGCTAGATTCCAGTCGGAATACATGTGCTCGTTTAAGACGCCTGTTGAGGGTGCGTATTATGGGGCGCAGATCAACAAGGCGTATAAGGAAAAGCGCATTGTTGACTCTATTGCGGTAGACCCCCTGTTGCCTGTGCACACAGCGTGGGATTTAGGGATGGATGACGCGACTACCATCTGGTTTATACAGCTGTATCGTAACGAGATTAGAGTTGTAAACTACTACGAGAACAGCGGGGAGGGTCTGCCTCACTACGCACGAGTGTTGCATAGGTGGTCAGCCCAGCGAGATGTAACGTACGGGAAGCATTACGCACCGCACGACATCAAAGTGCGAGAGCTTGGTACAGGCAAGTCTCGCCTTGAGACAGCCAGAGGGCTGGGATTAAAATTTATGGCAGTCAAGAAGCTGTCAATTATTGACGGCATTGAAGCCGTCCGTAACATTCTACCGAAGTGTTGGTTCTCAAAAAACGATTGCTATGCAGGCATCGAAGCTTTGAAAGGATACCACAAGGAGTTTGATAGCTCTCGTGGTGTTTTTAGAAAAACGCCCGTCCATGATTCTAATTCTCATGGCGCGGATGCGTTTAGAACATTAGCAGTCGGATTAAAACAACCAAAGTTAGACAAAAAGGCATCAAAACATGAGTACCAAGTCTCAAGCATCAGTTGGTGAAGACTACCGACTTTCTCTGATGGATGAAGCTGTGGTGTTGTACCACACACAAAAACAGGATTTTGTGTGGTTGCAGGATTACTACTTGAACTGTCCACACGGAGAAGAGCGATATTATTTTAGTTCGCCTAATTACATTATAATGGGAGAAGTGCTGGAGGACGACGAAGGTCGATACTGGAAGATAGCCTACGCATCGAGTCGTGATCCTCGTAAGACACTAGAAGTCTTTTACGAACTTGCACCATTTCCACTTGACAGGGTCATGTTTACCCGATACCACAGGATGAACAAGCCAAACTCGGAAAAATTTTTTAGTTGGAACTCTTTAAAACGTATATCGAATTATGGGATCATCAAGACCAAAACCACCACCACCTCCTCCACCACCACCTGCACCGCCTCCCCCTCCTGCGCCAATGGCTCGGAGACCAGTGAAGCAGGCGCGTCAGGCAAGTACTAGGACCACAACGGCTCAGGCGTTTGGCGGGGCTACGTTGCCTCGTCCAAAAGCATCAAAGACTAATAAAAAAGTCCAAGGTCGTGCCACACTAGGTGGTGGTTCTGGCTTGTATGGTTAGACTATTACAGCGATACGAAGAACTAAAGCTGTTGAGGTCTAACCTCGACAGCATGTTCTATGATGCACAGAAGTATGTCCGTCCGAACTCTAACAAGTTCGATCACGGACACACCTCTAAGCAGGAAGACGGATCTCGGGGATTGTTCGATGATACGGCGGTCTGGTGTAACCAGATGTTTGCTAACGGTCTAAGTTCTAATTTAATCCCAAAATCTGATCGGTGGTTTTATCTACGGATTGTAAACAAGCCTCAGGAATTGGTTACACCGAAAGAAAGAGCTTACCTGCAGGCAGCCGCTGACCGCATTCTACACGAGTTTGCTCTACCGCAGTCTCAGTTCTATAGTTCTAGTCATGAGTGTTTCTTAGACGTTGGAGCTTACGGAACATCTCCTGTTCAGATATCTGAAGTTAACGGAGTTGTTAATTTTCGGTCGCGTCCACTAGCTGACGTCTTCTTTGACACAGACCAGTATGGCACAGTAGACACGGTTTACTATCGCTGTTATAAAACTGCGCGTCAGTTAATGCAAGCATTCCCTCAGGTAGAGGGCATGGATGGTTTTAATAAGGATGACTCTGTCCACAACAAGTATGAGCTTGTTTATACTATTGAGCCAAACACAGATAAGGTTGCTAAGAAGGGCGGTCGTGTCGGTAAAGGACGTCCATACAAAGTAACTTACTGGTGTCCTACTCTTAAGGAGCCGCTACAAGAAAGTGGTTCTAGTTATTTTACAATGCTAGTCCCTCGCTGGTCTAAGCTAGCAGACGAAGTGTATGGGCGTGGTCCTGCCTTCTCTTGCTTGTCTCAAATCCGCGCACTCAATAAGATGGTTAAAGAAGCCCTTACATCTGCTGAGTATTTAAATTTTCCAACACTTACTGCTGAGGAAGACAGCATCATGCTTCCAATGAAGTATGGCTCTCGTCAGATTATGTTTCATGAGCCTGGTAGTGAAAAGCCACAGCCAATTATGGCAGGCAACCAGCCACAGTATGTTATGGAGATGATACGTATGTATCGTGACTCTGTTAACCGTGCATTCTTTGTTGATCAGATTATTCGACAAGAGAAGAAGGAGCGTCAAAGCGTAACTGAGATTCAAGACGTAAGAGGACAGATGCTCAATCAGCTGGCTCCTCTTCTCAACCGAATGGAATCCGAGTATTTAGGACCAGCTATTGAGGCAACGTTTGAGTTGCTTGAGCGTTCTGGTCGTATGCCTGAAAAACCTGAAAGCTTAGCTGGTGCTTCGTTAGAGATTGCATACTCTAGCCCAGCATCGCAGTCTCAGTTTGCTACTCGACTTTCAGATATCAGCTCTTTTATGAGAGATTTAGCTCCATTGGCTCAGGTTAGACCTGATATTATGGGAGCAATTGACGAACAAAAACTTCTGGCTAGCTATGCGAAGTATCGCAATGTAGCTCCAGAAGTGGTAAAGACCGAGCAACAACTTGCTGAAGAACAAGAAGCTGCTGCTGAGCAAGAACAAGTTATGCAGGCAGCGCAGATGGCTCCACAGATTGGTGGGGCTATGAAGGATGTTGCTCAGGCAAAACAACTAGACCCTGAAGGCGTAGGTCAGTTGTTAAATATATAACATGCGAGTTTTAGATTCCCTGACTAAGCTCCGCGAAAAAGCAAAGCTTAAAGAAGATTTAATAAACATACTAGAGACTCCGCACGGTAAGCGGTTCTTTACTGTGTTATTGCGTGAGTGTCACGTAACTAAGCCTGTGTTCCATTCAGACGAAGCTAAGCTCCGCGAATGTGAAGGACGCAGACGCTTAGCCATGAGCTTTCTCACTCTATTGGGTCAAGACGATCCACAAGAATTAATTAACAAAATAGAGATGGAGAATAAATAACATGTCAGAAGAAACAGAAACAACAGGAGGTCTAGGCGGTGTAACACCCGCAGAGGTAGCCTCTGAACAAGCAACTGCGTCTAACTCATATGATTTTGCATCAGAAGAGTCTTACGGTCAGTTTTATGAATCATTGCCTGATGCACTTAAGGCTAATGAAACAATACGAAACACTAAATCTGTTCACGCACTAGCGGATCAGCTTGTTAACGCACAGAGTGCTCTAGGAACTAAACGCCTTGCAGCTCCACAAGAAGACTGGACGTCTGAACAGTGGGAGGATTTCTACAGCAACGTAAGACCGAAAGACAACGAATACTCTATCCCAGATGAGCTTTCCTACGAAGGAGCAGAGAATACACCTGAAGTCGGAGAAGAAGCTATCCAAGAACTTGTAGACTTCTCAGCAGAAATGGGGTTGAATCAAAACCAATTCGACATGCTGTATGAACGTTACATGCAGATGAATATGGAGGGAAGCCAACTTGGTCAAGAACAAGTAGAGGCAGAGGTTAAGTCATACCGCGAGTCTATTCAACATGAGTGGGGCGAAAAATATGACACAAACCTAGCGCAAGCTAATCAGGCTTACGAGGCGTTAACTTCAGAGATTCCCGAACTGAGGGAGTTGATTGAATCAGACGCAGTGGTTGCTAATCATCCAGCGGTGTTAAAGGTGTTTCATCGCATAGCGGAGGTATCTGGTGATGCTTTGCCTCTTGCAAACAACAACCCAGCTAGTGGCTTTGCTTCCGAAAATGTTCACAGCATTAAGTCTGCAATCCAAGAGCTAGACTCTAGTAATGCACAACTTATTATGTCTAATCCATCATCGCTTTCGATGGCAGATAGGACTAAAAGACAGCAAATACTAGATCAGCGTGCTAATCTTTACGCTAATTTGTATCCAAGTCAGTAAAACGACTTGACATCTTACTTAAACAGGGCTATCCCAATCATATTGGGGTAGCCTTTTTTAGGTCCTAGTGTCAGCTTCAGATAGCCGTTGGTTCCGTTATAACTAGAAGAGTCCGAAAGGGTAGCTCATCGAAAAGCAAACTTCTAATTAAAACTTAACTTCAATTATTTAATATTATGTCATATTCAAATCCCTCTTACATGAGTGATAATGGCTCAGGTGCTGCTGCAGTTAGCAACGGTGGAGCCATAAATACCGCATACGTTGAAGCTTTCAAAGCTGGTTTTGAACAAGCATACCAGCAAACTGAATCTAAGCTTCAGCCGTATTTTGAACAAGAAACACAAAACGAAGAGTTCCAATACTTCGACCGCATCGGCATCGCTGAAGCAATGAGTGAGGACGCTACTCGTTTTGGTGATAACCCTAACAGTGATATCGCACATGATCGTCGTCGTATCGGACTTAAGGATTATGAGCTTGGTAAGTATGTAGATGAGAAAGATCTCAAGAGAGTTCTTACTGATCCAATGAATGCTTACACACAAGCTCTCCTTGCTTCTGGTAAGCGTAAGATTGACGATATCATCATCGACAAGATCTTCGGAGAAGCATACACAGGTCGTAGCGGTGGAACAACTGTTGATTTCTCTCGTGACGCCGACACCACTCGTGACACCAATATCACTATTGGTGCTTTGAGCAAGAATGATGCTAATCCAGTTACTGCAACTTATGATGCCTCGACAAAGAAAAACGGCATTGATATTGTTACTGGTAATAAAGAAGGTTTCTCTATTGGTGCAAACTACGACGAAACTGACACTGGAAGCACAGCTCCTCTGGGTCTTACCCTTGAGAAGTTAAAAGCTGCTCGTCGCACAATGCTTCGCCTTGAAGCTATCAATCAGGATGACGTTGTTAACTGCTTCCTTACATCAACTCAGTTCAATGACCTTCTTAGTATCGAGCAGATCATCAACTCTGACTTCGCTGTTCGCAAGGCTCTTGCAGAAGGCTCAGTCACTACGTTCATGGGCTTCCGATTCATCCAAACCGAGCGTCTTGGACTAAACTCAGATGGTACTAACAACGATGAGCGTCGTGTAATCGTCTGCACTCCTCGTGCTCTTAAGCTCTCCGTTGGTTCGGCTCTTAAGGGTGATATGTGGCGTGTTCCCGCTAAGAAGAACATCCCTTACATTTACTTCAAGCTTGCTGCTGAAGCATCTCGTATGTGGGGTGAGGTCACTGGCGAAATTCGCTGCGTAGAGGCTTAATCTAGTCTGTAGCCTCCCCTGTCAGATTCGGGGGAGGCTACTTTTACTTATGGCTATTGAAGCAAACAAGCTAGAAATATTGAACTCTGCCCTGCGCATGGTGGGCAGTTATCATATTGATGCTGACGACGAAACAAGTAGCACTTACGAGATAACCACTCGTGCTTTTGCGCAAGCAGTTACTGAACTGTTTGGTGACAATATATTCAATTACAATACAAAACGATCAACGCTGACTGGTGTTACGTCTACAGAGTTTGCGAACTTTGGATACGAATACACTCTGCCATCTGACTTTAATTTATTTCTGTATGTAGAGACAACAGAAGACTATCTTTGCTCTAACTACCGCTTTGCAAACGGAAAGCTTTACGCTGATGAAACAAAGTTAAAACTAACATACACGTATGTCCCTAGCTTAGAAACCTCAGCAGAAGGACTCCCAGCTTTTCTTACAAGGCTACTTACTTTGCACATGGCGCAGAACATGAGTATTGAGCTTTCTGGTTCCGAGAATAGACACGAGCTACTGCACAAGCAGTATGTTCTTGCTCTTCGAAGAGCACGTATGCTAGAGGGCAGGCAAGGACCAGCTCAACAGTACATCAACGACGACAACTCGTGTTTTATAAGCGCACATCAGAACTATGGCAAGGTATAGTAATGTTCAAACAGATTTTTCAGGCGGTTTAGTAAGCGATTACGTTTTAGGACGTACTGATATTAAACGAATAGCTAATTCTGGTCGTAAGTTTAAAAACTTCTTTCCGTCGTTGCAGGGTCCTGCTATATACAGGACTGGGTTTAAATATTACAACACGTTGGCTCCAGAAGTTGAAGATGTTTTAACTGTTGACGTTATTTTGGCAACAAGCGTGCCATACAGAGTTGTTTTTACTCCAGGTCAGATTGAAATTTTTGATTCAAATGGTGTGTCTAAGGACATACTTACAACAACATACTCCGCTGGAGATATTAAAGACTTACGATTTAGCTCGGAGACTGGTGAGTTGTATATAGCTCATGGTCGCCATAGACCTAGGAAACTTACAGCTGATATTACATTTGTATCGCTTGGTCTTCAATCTACAGAAGCTAATGGTACAAATCTTAAGCTTTTTTCTACGGCAGGTTACGGGATTGATACATCGTTTGACGCATCTGAGGGTTATATTTCAGGTTTTGCTGCAGATACTTCGTTTTTTGAAGGACAGAAAATAGCAAATGACAATACCCGAGGCTGGGAGATAGACCCAACTACGGGTATGATGTCAACATCAGGAGACTATAAGCTGATACGAACAACTTCTATTGTTGCAGCAACCTCTGGACAACAAGTCTTGTCAAAAGCAAAGTTTGATTTTGGATTAGGTACACTTACAAATGACGCAGAAAGAATGTTTACATTCTCGCTAATGGACATTGGCGATTTTGGAGATCAGACAGAATCAGGACATTACGGTACATATCCTAATGTGTCATTTACGGCTAAGTTTTCAGATAATAAACTTAAACTATTCGATCAAAGCAACATGAGCAGTGCTTTGGCTGAAGTAGCTTTGGCTGATATAGCAACAGATGTACTTGAAGCTGAAATTAAACTTAATGTAGGAACAACTGCTGCAAACACAGAAGCAGTGGTAACCTTGCGAAGTATAACTGATAATACAAACATTACTCATACACGAACAGGTGTTCCAGCTGATTTTTATTCAGCCTTACTTGCTCGTGGAGTAAAAACATTTTATCAGTCTGGTAAGCTAAGCGATGGTGGTATTAGCCCATTAAGCATTCATAATGTTTACTTTAGAAACCAAACAACTTTTGGAACTAATACCCCTTTTGAGCTTAGAGCAAACGCAGAGGTTCAGGGAGATGATTCGTGGACTTTAGAGGATTTGTCTTTTGAGGTTGAACCATTCTTAGAAAAAGAGCCAGAGTCTAATAAATTTAATATTTCACAAAACGAAAGATTTATAAAACTTGAAAGTAGCGCAACAGATTTTGCTCCAATAGCTACTGATTTTGACAGTCCTGAGGTTGAGAATGTTAGTGCTGCAGATACGACTAGAGACGAAGGCACTTATACAGTTTTTCAAAAAAGCACGACTGGTACAGGTTCGGGTGCAACTTTTACTATTGTAGTTGATGCTAACGGTGCTTGCACGGTAACTGGTATGACTGGCGGTAACGACGAATACGCTGTAGGTGATACCATAGTTATTGATAACGACGACTTATTAGGTGGCGATGCAGGAGATTTTTCGTTTGATATAGCTGTTTTGCCTGGGGCGTATTCTAAATCTTGGTATGTTGAATATAAGGTCGATAGTAATAATTTTTTAGCAAAAGCAGTACATGCAGGTAGCTCAACCAACTATCCTCTTGAAGACCCAACAGACACTATTATATATGTAGAACCTGTTGTTTCTGTGCTAAACATTGAAGATAATACAGCTCAGTTGTTTTTATTAGACAACGAAGAAGCTACAGGTGCGAACGACACAAATGCTTTAAAGCTGGATGGAGTAGAGGACAACCAAATTCATCTTAGGTCTGATACTATTGTATTTGGATCAGGTTTTGTTAATTCGTGGGTTCGTGTTGCCGATGATAGGCGTAATAACCAAGTAGTTGTTGGTCAGGATCGCAGTCTTATTCGTTGGGTAAAGATCAAAGAACATCTTGGAACTTCAGATCACCCTGTAAAATTTTACAGAGGAACTTACAACAACGGGGTGTATTCTGCTGGTAGTGTTTACCGTGTTTATGGTCCTTTAGATAAAACCTACTTTATGCTGGGTCCCAACTCAGCTGGAACCATAGCGTCGGCGACTGCTGTTATTCAGCCTAATGGCAACAGAACTTATGGCTTTGTAAACGCTCTTTCTGAACAAGGTGGCGTTAACGACCCTCCAAATAATTTAAGCACAACAATTGGAAATTTGTCTACTCAAAAACAATTTGACGTAGTAGCATGTTACAACAACGCAGATGATAATGTTCCAAAAGTTGAGGAGTATAATCCAGGAGTTAACGCATCGGGTAATTTAATTAGTCCACCAACAAGTAGCAGAATAACATCAACACCTATAGCTAATGATGCCTTTATAAATTCTACTGAGGATACGTTTAGAACAGAAGACATAGATCGGCATATATTTGGTCGTATGGAGTCGGGCAATGTGTTTATGAAAATTGTTCGCTTTATAAGCGCACGTCAGGTAGTGGTTCAGCTTATAAGTCCTGTTCCAAGAGATCAAAGGACTCTTGCATTTGAAAACGCGGGTAATTTTGAAGCTGTTAAACTTGGAGCATGGTACGAAGAAAACTATCCACGCACTGTAGCAAAGTTTGAACAACGCAGAATTTTTGCAGGAACCTATAGTAATCCAAACTTTATCTACTTTAGTCGCGCAGATGATGAAACTAGCTTTCAACCAACTCAAGAGGATGGTGATGTTTTAGACACGGATGCTATTACGTATGCACTTTCTAACAGGAACGCAGGAGTTCGTTGGATGAATGCAGCTAAGGACTTAGTAATTGGAACTACTGGTGGAATATATAGAATTGTTCCAAATCAATATCAGTATGGTATTAGCCCTAAAACAATTCGCATGGAGCTTACAGAAGAAGAGCCATGTGAGCAACAAGCAGAAACTGTTGCAAGTTCTGTTTTTTATCCTGATCAATCAGGTACTCGTCTTATGGAGTATAAGTATGATCAGACTTTAAACAGCTCATCCTCTAATGACGTATCTAAGCTTATATATCCTATTTTTTTAACAGACTCCATTGCTCAGATTGCTTATCAGCACACGCCACAACCTAGAATTTGGGCAAGAACTGTTTCTGGTAAAATATTTTGTTTGTCTTATCACAGACAAGAAGAGTTTTACGCTTGGTCTCAACAGGATTTAGGACCCGATGCAAAAGTTCTTGATATTTCTATATTGCACAGAGGAACAGACACAGAGCTAGATCAGGTATGGATTGTCGTCAAAAGAGATGGTTTTATACACACTGAAGCTTTGGCAGAGACAGACCCAGTACAGTTGTCTAGTTATCCTATGCTGGACAGCTACGTAGAATTAGTTAAGCCACAAGAGGGTACTATAGACACAGATGTAAGTGTTCGTTATGGCGCAGGGGATACGGTTGCTGTTATTGAAGATGGCGTATACACGGGAGAGCAGACTCTTACTGACGGTAATATCACGCTACAGTCTGCAGACGCATCTCGAGTTGTTGTTGGCTTAAGATACACAGGAGAATTACAGATGATGTTTCCAACGTGGGATGCACGTAATAAACCTGCCTATGGTGCAGACACAGCTAGAATTATATCTGTTAAACCATTTTTAATTAATTCATGGACTTACAAACTTGGAGTTAAAGATAAATTTGAATCTGTTCGTGTTTCTTCTGTTTATGGTAACGAAGGAGGCTTTACAGGCTTTGACAAAGAACGTCCTGTGGCTGGTTCTACTTTTGGCGTAGAAAACGTGCCGACTATTAAACACGAAGAGCCTTACCCCTTGACAATTGCGTCGTTAACAACCAAAACTGATTTGAACTAAAATGGAAGTAGCATTAGCAGTAGCATTAGCATCCACCGCAGTTAGTGGTTTTATATCTTATCGCGCAGCAGAAAACAACGCGAGAGCGCAAGAGTATGCTGCGGATGCTGCTGAGGAGATGGGTAAGTACAACGCCCAGATTGACGTTAATAACGCAACACAGGCTGTAAACCAGGCTAATTTTAATAAATCCGTTGCAGAGTCTAATAAGTTTAGAGACCTTGAAAAAGCTCAAAGAAACAGAGACGTTCTTAATAGAAAATTAAGAGCTGAATTAGCGACTGAACGTTTGTCTATAAACTCGTCGTTTGGGACATTTGAAGACACGTTTACACAGTCAACTAAGGATTACGAAAACCGATTAGCTGCTTTTGATTTTGAAACATCAGCAACATCATATGGCTATAATATTCAATCTACAGAGGCACAGCGTCAAAGCGGGTTGGCTTGGAGCAACGGAATGGCTGCTCGTGACCTTACTCTTGCTTCTGCAGCAAACACGGCTACTCAATTTAGGAATCAAGCAGCAAATACACGACTATCTGGTCTTGGTTCTGCAATTGGTACTGTTGGTAGCATGGCAAACATGTATCACACGGGCACAACATAATGGCTATTCAACTAAACACACAAACTGCTCAACAACAGAAAGCACCATTTAGTGCTTTTGACACTACTTCGAATTATCGTAGTGGTCTTACTGATGTGGCTCGTGGGCTTGATAAAGTAGCTGGAGCAGCATTAAACATTCAAGTAGCTAATAATCAGCAAAAAGAAAAAGCCCAAGGGTTGTTAGCTTACAAGGCAGGACAGGACTATGATGCCGAGTTTAAAACAAGATCAGACGCACTTACGTCTGCTATTACAAAAGGCAATCCCGATGAAATTTCAGAAGCTGAAACTAACTTTAATCAACTTGAAACTATTGGCTTAAACTACTTTAGTCCTGATCTAGATTTAGAAGGGGACGCAGCTCAGCGTGTTGCTGCAAGAACGCAAGCTAACTGGAAAGCAGCGCGTGCTTCGTTTGATACACAAAAAAACAGGCGCATTATTTTTGGACAAACTACCGAGTATCAAACAGAGAAAAGAAGCGTTGCTACAAAAGCTATTCTTAACAATCCAAACGGGTTAGATGATGAGTCGTTATACAATGTATATTCTGAGCTTAGCGGTGAAGATGAAGCATACCAAAAACGATATGACGCTTTAACTACTGTAGAAGAACAAGCAAGTTTTGGCACAGACTTAGCCAGTAATACTACTGCTATCTCTGTGCACAGCATAAAAACTGCGCAAACACTTGATGAACTAGAGCGCAGAAAAGAAATATCAGATCAGTTTGTGTCTCAATCTGTAGAAAAACTAGGACTTCCTATGTCTAGTGTAGAAAAGATTGAAAACGCATATAACGCAAAAAAGAAAGCACTGTCTGATCCTACGTACAAACTTACGGCTGGAAAAGAAGCGTATGATAAACTAGACGCCTCTATTGCATCTTTTTTTGATGTAACAAAAGCAAGTGACATGCTTAGCATGGTTAATAATTCAGCAACAGCTGTTGTTAAGTTTATGGAGGAGCATCCAGAATATGCAGCACAAAACAAAGAAAAGATAGATGGCTTAATGGCAACTTTAGCTCTTTTTAGTCCTGCTCGTGACAAAACTGGTGCAGTAGTAGGAGAGTCTTTTGTTGATGATTTGGCTATTCGTTTTTTACGTTTTGGTGTAAAAAACACTGGCAATTTAGAAGACTTTTTTACGTTGATAGATGCAAATGAAAAACCTGTTGAGGGCGAAACTGCAGAACAAAAACTCGCAAGAGAGGCTCGCATTGACTTAAAAACTCAGTATGAGAATCTTCCAGATAACATCCAAACTAGGATGCAAGCTTACATTGATAAGAGAACAAAATTTGTTATGGACGGCGTTAACAACGGCGATCTGACTTCTCTTGGAAATCTGTATCCTCGTTTAGAAAGACTTATTGAAAAAGGAGATTGGGACAATGTTCGTATGTTCTACAAGGACATTGTATTGCCTCAACTCACAGGTACAGGAATTAGCACTGGTTTAGCCCCTACTGGTATAACAGGCAGGGGAACTCTTAATGGACAACTAAGACTTCCTACAGAGTGGGCGGTTCTTGGCGATAAAGAGGTTGACCTTGAAAACAACCCTGAACAATCAACTCAAGATGTTCTTTCAACGGTTGTAGCTAACCAAGATAATCCAGGAGCAGCCTTAGTTGCAATATCTCAACTTAATGATAAATCTGAAACAAGGTTGCTTGAGTCTATGGCTCTTCGGGTTGCAGCTAGTGGCGGTAATGTTCCTGAGATTTTAGAAGCAATGACTTCAAGAGCGCAGCTTGCTGTTGCTAATGAAGACAACAAGAAGCTAGATCAAATTATTGAAAATAGAGAAATTCAGGTAGTACCTGAAGGAAACGCTTCTCATATTCAGCACAAACGCAAAAAAGGTCGGTTAACTTATTTGTCAAGGATTAAGAATCTAGAAGGCACTAGAGATAATGCTGAGGGCGAGTTCTGGAGACAACAACTTCGTGGACATATAGCTCAGAGTCTTAATCAAGGCAAATCTCCAGAAGAAGCGTTTGAGCTTGCTGAAAAGTATCATGATGAGGTTATAACGCCTGTGTTCGGTGTAGCTGCTATAAGTACACAAGGTCATAATGTTCGGCTTGCTCCTTCTACAGTTCAAAGATTTTTAGATGTTGATGAATCACGGTCAACAGGTCCTTTTGGTCTACTTTATTACGCTTTTAAAAATGAAAGCGATGGTAAAATAAACGAAAGAGACTTAGCTGAGTTTACTAAAGCTGCGGTTATTGCGCTAGCTATGAGACAAAACCCGAATTTGTATGTTGACCTTACTTATAGTGATAGGGCTTACACTCTTGGTACAGACCTTCGAACTCCTGGTTTTTCAAAATTTGGTGGTCAAGCTCCTGGTGCTGGAGAAGGTGAACGACCACAACCTCCAGAAAACCTTGAGGATATTACAGACAAGCAACAACGAGCACTTTTTGAAGGACTTAATAATAACGAATTTTCTGAAGCTGGTGTAGGTCTGTTTGGACCTAAAGGAGATGGTATTCCAATTGTTAATATTCCTGAAACTACTTTTAGAACAGAACAACTACCTGATGGCACTGTAGTTGAACGAGAGTATTACTACCTGCAGTTTGCAAACTCTTCTGGTAATTACGAGGAAGGGGCAGGCACATACGTTGCAGTCAGAGATGTTAATCGTCTGTTAGATGAGGTAGTTCGTAGAGCTACAGACATGGTTCCTTTTAACCAGCCATTAGGTGACATTCTCAGCTCTGCCACTGGTAATCAAAATGCTGTGTGGAACCTTAGTGCTGGGCTATACCTAGATTAATATGGCTCAACCATTTCGTAATCCTAATACATTGTATCAACCTAGAACTCTTAACGAGATATCTAGAGGTGCATACAGTCCCACAGACTACGACTTTGTTGAGGGTCTAAAAGCTACCAGCCTTGCTGCGTTTCAACGTAACTTTACGATGACTGCTGCTGACGCGCTTAAGCAGTATGACGAGCGCAGAGACATGAAAATGGGGAAGTATGCCCCTGTTACAAGAGAAGAGTACGAGGAGTCACCTGCTCAGCGGTATGGCTTAGCTTTTCGAGCTAACGAAAACCCATACACGTTTCAACGTCGAGTTCAGAGAGCTGCGAGTCTTGCGCACTATAATGAAGTGTCTCAAGGTCAAGATAGACAGATATCTCAGTTTTTTACAGCACTAGGAACTGGGCTTGTTACTGACCCTGTTAACTTTCTAGGTGTTGGCATGGGAGCAAGTGTAGCCCGAGGATCACTTTATGCCGCTGCTGGTAAGAGAGCTGCAGCTGCTTACCACACAGGCAAAGGAACTTTTAAGAATGTTTTAGCTTACGGCGCAGCTTTTGAAGTACCCTATGCGTACATGACAAATGATCTGGGTGTAGAGCAATACACATTTGAGCACGCTAAGATGGCTGCTGGGATGAATACTCTTTTTGCAGGTATCTTGGCTGGTGGTTCGGCAGGCTTAGCTGCTCGTAATGCAGCCAAAGCAGCCAAAGCTAAAAATGATTACAGCACTTATATAAAACTCATGGCAGGTGATAATTCTATATTTGATGCGTATGCCAATGTGTATGAGAACGGCAGTAGGGGCGTAGTAAATGCTATTAAGAAAAATCAACGCCTTAGAGATATAGCAGAAGGAAGAGTCAAGCGAGATGAAATTACAATAAATGACATACTTGAAATAGGCTCTTTTCTTAAAATGCATGAAATAAACACTGCGACTGCAAAAATGACGTCAGCTTTGGCAGAGCGTTATATAGCTAGGATTAAGCAAGGCGATGTTAGTATACTTAAAACAGTTAAAGAATATGAAGCTCAAGTTAAACGTGTGTCGGGAGCTTCGTTGTTTGGAAAGTCTAAGAACTTAACTGACGACGATGTGGCTGTTCTTATAGATAGTGGGTTTACTGATTTTCGAAAAACAGGTGATGATATAAAGGCAAATTTAGGGGGTAACCAGCTTCATAAAGGTTACACAATTACAGAAAACTATGGAACTGTTACAAAAGCTGAAGCTCAAGCTAATCTTCTTGTTTTTGAAGAAGCACGCAACATTTATATAGATGAACAAAGATATAATGACAATATATCAGATATATCTTTGATAGAGGGTGATCTTAAAAGAATAGATTCGTTGCTTGACTCAGATTTTGTTCCAATGGACCAATCTAGAGCTAATCTTGTAGAAAGAAGAAAAAAACTTGTTGAAAAACTAGAGTATCACAAAAATTTATCTTCTACTTTAAGAAAGCAGATATACAAAAACAAACAAGTCTTTAACAAAGTTATTGGCGAAACCTACGCTCAGACTGTGCAGGACGTTAATGGAATAGTTAATGGTGTTTTGTTTGGAGATGAAAAGGCAGTACCTGCTAGAATTGCTCCTCAGCCGTCTAATTTAAACGTTGATGGCGTTGCAATGGGTTGGAAAGTTCCTGGAGAGTTAGTCAATTATGTAGCTCAACCACATTTGTTTTTTGCGGACGCTTATGTAAAACAATCTCAGATTGGAGCTGATAGAGTTCCTACTTCTGAAATTGTAACTACCCAGTTACTCAGCACTGTGTTTCACGAAGGGTGGCACAACATACAGGAGATTAATCCAGCAGCCTATGCTAAGTTGTTAACAGTGGCTCAGAGTTCTGGTGTTAAAAAAGCATTAGAGTCTGCTCTTAAAACTCGCGGGTATGGTAAGTCAAAAGAAGTGTTTGAAGAAGAAGCAGGCTCTCATCTATTGGAGTTTGCTATATCAAGACCAGAGTTTTGGGCTGCTCTTAAAGAAACAGACCCTGGACTGTTTACGAAGTATAAACTGTTTGTTTTAAATCTTCTTAGCTACACAGCAGATGTTTTAAAAGTAAGTGGATTTAAGTCTCTTAAAAACATAAAGAAACCAGATCTTGTTGCTAAACAAGTTGCTGATGTTGTTAAAGAGTTGCGAGAAGCAACTAATCCTGCCTTGCAGATAAAGAAGCTTTATAGAGGCGGAACAAATATAACAGCGCGGTCAAGTGTACAGGCAAAAACTGCTTACGAGAATCCTAACTTTAAAAGTCGAGCAGAAGAAATGCGTAAATACACTGCCGACCCTAAGAAGTACTTAGAAGATACAATCATAGAGGTTGTAGGTGATGAGTCAACTATTCCAACCTTGATGCCCAGCAATCTGCCTACCACTGCAAAAGAGCTTAACACTTATGTTGCGGATGCTATTGCAGATTTAGATAAAGCAGGAATGACTCATCTAACTCCGTACGTGAAGGACATACTTGTTAACCTAATGGGGACGGAGAAACGTCGTAAAGCAATATTAAAGGTTATACGAAATGGAGTTCCTACTCCTGAACTTGTTATAGCAACTCTTCGTAATCTAAAAGAAGTAAAAGCTCCATTAGAGATGGCGCAACGGATTAGTTTTATACTCTTAGATAAAGATCTTTCTCCAGCTGAAAAGCTTGGCAAAGTTAATGATTTCTTCTATCAAGAAAACTTAGCAATGGTGTTACGCAGTGTGCATAACGCTTCTGTGGCTGAAACTTTAATGGGTGTTTTGCGCGGCAAAAGAACTTCAGCTTCTAAGATGAGACAGCTTAAGACTATTCTAGACGGTAGTCTTCGCAAAGACACTGATCGTACTACTTCAATTCAACGTTTAGTTGATGGTCAAATTATTAAAGATCAAGCACCTCTTATAGAGTTTCTTGTAAATAACGACTTACTAGAAGTTTTTTTAGGGGAAGATCCAACTAAGTATATGTCTTCTTACAGGGACGCTACTATAAAAGACCCAGAAGTTGCTCGTGTTTACGGAGAGAATCTGAAAGAAGGTTCTATGCAACTACATCTTGATCTTATGGATGCTATCTCTAGTGGAGAAGTGCCAAAGAGATTAGAGGGACTGAAGGTATTTGAAGACCTTGTCGATATAATCCAAACAATTAATTTAGGTCAAATGGCTGAGATTAACCACTTGGGTGTTAACATGGGTCAGCGTAAAAACTACAGTGGTTACACTCCTAAGTATGACCGACAAGTAGTTTCTGCCATGTCTGAAGCTGAGTTTATCACCTTTATGTTAAAGGTTTTAGATGTAGAACAGACAGAACGACTGCACGGCGGTATTATGGAGGGAGCTATTGATCCCAAGGTTAATCGACCAACTACTGAAAGCCTTGGCGCAGACGGCAAGCCTAAACAGCAGTCTTTGACATTTGATCGTTTTGAAATAAACGAGTTTCTTAGAAGGTTTTACAACGAGATTGTTAGCGGAAAGTTTGAGGAAGAAGACGCGTCGGGTTCTAAATCTATCGTGGGTTCTATGCGCAAAGCAGCAAAGCTAGCATACAAACAAGAGCACAGAAACGAGGCTATGGTTACGCTTAGTAACTTTGAAAATCTAGGTCGTCTTATGCTTGAGCAGATACGTAATCGTTCTGAGAAGATTGCTCTTGTAAAGAATTTAGGGCACGACCCATACAATATGGTTATGGGTGTTGCTAACAGAAGCGGTTTAAAAAACGAAAAAGGCTACAGTATTTTAGAGGCAACTGCTAAGCAAGTTACTGGGATGTTAGACAACCCAGTAGATGTAAACCTTGCTAATAACTTTCAGAAGCTTCGCCAAGTATCTAATGTTCTGTTTTTAGCAGGATCAGGGTTGTCTGCGCTGTCAGATATACCTTTAATGCTAACAACCATGCAGTACTTAGGCACTGAGGTTACTTTTAAAGACTTTGTAGCATCTTACAAACAAGCTGCTAGCTCACATTTTCGCGGTAACAACAAAGAGATTGCTGCGTGGTTTAGGTCACAGGGTGCTGGGATTGACATTATTACTCGTCAAACAGCGCAACGTGTTGTTACTGGTGAGTCTATAGAGGGCGGTCTTATAGCTAAAGCAAACCAAGTAATGTTTGAGTTAAACGGCTTAAATCGTATTACAGCTACGCACCAAATGGTGTTTTTAGATATTATAACAAACAGTCTTGGAGAGCAATTTCGCTCAGGCAAGTTAAATCCAGTGCTTGAAGCTCGTATGCGAGAATTTGGTTTTGTAGACAAAGAGTTAAAAGCTTTAGCTAAGTATGTAGAAAGAACTCCAGATTTAAAATATCGCCTTGGGTCTTCTGGAATAAGCAATGCCCCATTACAGCGAAAGTTTAGTGGGTTTTTAACTACTTACATGAAAGAGGCTGTGATAGAGCCAGATGCAGGAGCTATGGCGATTACTCGCTTGGGGTTAGAGTCTGGAACAATTACAGGCGAAACAGCTCGTGTAGCCCTGCAGTACAGTAGCTTTATGCTGGGAATGTCTCGTGTGGTCTACCGTAGATTTTTGTATGGCTATGACGGAGAGGGTAAGCACAACGCAATGAAGATGGCGCATTTAATTACATACTTAGGAGCTGCTCTTGCTTTTGCTTATATGACAACAATTCTAAAGGATTTGTCTAAGTTTAAAGAGCCAATTGATCCTACAGATATGACCTTTTTTGACCTTACACGGATTCTTCGTCAGTCAGGAATTATGGGCATTGGCGAGCTAGGGCTAAATGCAGTCCAGTTTGGTCCTGCGTCTACGCTATCCCCCATCACTGGGTCAGCAGTAGATGTGCTTTCTGGGGACGTTGCTAAGGGTCTTAAGCCCCTTACAGGACAACAATACCCTGTGATTGGGAAGGCTATTAGCTATGTAATGGCTGAAACCTTGCAAGATATGCAAAATGACGTAGTAACTAGCCTTCCAAATTCTAATCAAAACAGGTCAGACTGACTTGACACACTTACCATTAATTCCTATACAATTTTACAATGAGCACTAGATTACCTAATCCTTCTTATAACGCAGTTTCTTTTGAATCAAAAAGTTCAACAGTCCTGGATACTACCGTAAATGGTGGGACTGCACAAGGACGTTTTGGAGCTATTCAAATACTAAAAGACACTACTATTACAGCACTTAGCGGGTTGAATGTTGAAAATATCGCTAAATTACAAACTTCTGGTCTTGCGGCTGGGACTGTTCTTTACGGTGTTTTTACAAATATAACCATTACTTCAGGGCTAGTAGTTTTACATCACGTTTAATATGCACCTTTTTTTAAAATTAGAC